GTTCATCCGCTTGCCCACAGACGAGGAAGAGAACGAGGCCGAATATGTCCCAAAACGTGCAGCCTACTATTGAGATGCAGGAAGAATACACGAAGATGCGGAAACGGCGGCGGCAACTGCTCCAGAGCGGGGCCCACACCGCGCACCGCAAGCTCCCCCACTTCGTCAAGACCGAGATCGACATGCTCAACGCCAGCCTCAAGAACCTCGAGCGCCGGTACGCGTTCGCACCCTTCGATGAAGGCCCCAGCAAGTGACTTCCACCCAAGGGCATTTTGCTGCTATAGTGCGGCCAACACACACGCTGGAGAGGTAAGCCATGGAGTTTTCAACAGGCGGGGGGATGCCACCCCCACAGGGCATGCCACAGGCGGCACCGCAAGGCATGGGTCTCCCGCAGTTGCTCCCCGGCGCGCAGCAGATGTTCGGGGCACAGCTCTTGAACAGGGTGCAGCCGTCTCCAGAACTGATGGCGGCACCACCGACGGCCCCGCCCGGCATGCAGATCAACATCAACACTCCGAACTTTGACGCCTTGGCCGCGGCACAGGCTGCCACACGAGACCGGGCGGCCCTCGCTCTGGCGGGGCAGGCACAGGGGCAGTTTGGTAAAGGCGGCGGCTTGGCAGGAAAAGGGTCTGGCGTATCCGGGCTTGTTGGGCAGATGGGTCCGACAGGGCTTTTTCAGGGGGGTGGCCAGCAAGTGGAGGAAAGGTCGCGCCTCAGCGACAACACCCCGTACAACATGCCCGGCGGCCGGCCGGCCCCTGACAACCGCTTCAACGGCATTTATTGAGCACCAGAGGTAAGAAATATGGCGATTGAGAAGCCAATGCAGCCGTCAGACTTTCTGGCGCAAGAGGACCTCCACGAGATAGAGGTCGAGGTGCTTGACCCCCTGTCGGTTGTAACCGAGGGGGACGACGGTAGTGTCACAATAGAGTTTGGTGACGAGACTGAGGCTAAGCCCGCCGCCATGGAGCACTCTGCCAACCTCGCTGAGTTTCTTGACGAGGGTGAGCTGACGACGATCGCCACTGATCTGGTTGAGGGCTTCGAGATGGACCGCCGCAGCCGTAAGGACTGGGCCGAGTCTTACATCAAGGGTCTTGAGCTGCTTGGGATGCGGATCGAGGACCGCATGGAGCCGTGGGACGGCGCGTCGGGCGTGTTTCACCCCATGCTGGCCGAGGCTGTGGTGCGGTTCCAAGCGCAGGCCATGGGCGAGATGATGCCGTCGGGTGGCCCAGCAAAGACCAAGATCATGGGCAAGTCCACCCGGGAGAAGGTCGAGCGGGCCCAGCGCGTTGAGCAGGAGCTGAACTACCAGATCACCGAGCGCATGCCGGGCTACCGGGAAGAGACCGAGCAGATGTTGTTCAAGCTCCCGCTGGCGGGCTCTGCGTTCAAGAAAATTTACTTCGACCCCACCACCAAGCGGGCGCGGGCGGTGTTCGTGCAGGCTGAGGACTTCGTTGTGTCCTACGGCGCGTCTGGGCTGGAGGACTGCCCTCGCTATACCCATGTGATGAAGCGGACCCCCAACGAAGTGCGAAAACTCCAAGTGGCGGGGCTCTACATCGACGAGGATCTCCCAGAGCCCACGCGGGAGACGACTGACATCGAGGAGGCATACGCCAAGATCACGGGCGTTGATGTCCCAACGGAGCAGGAGGAGCGGCACACTCTGCTCGAGATGCACGTGGACATCTCCCTCCCTGCGCCGTTTGACGACCCCGAAGGGATCGATCGGCCGTATGTGGTCACCATTGACCTCACTTCACGCACAGTTCTGGCCATCTACCGCAACTGGTACGAGGACGACGAGACGCGGACCAAGCGGCAGCACTTCGCCCACTACCCGTACCTGCCGGGTATGGGGTTTTATGGCACGGGTCTAACCCATCTGGTGGGCGGCCTCACGAAGTCTGCCACCTCAATCCTTCGCCAGCTGATCGACGCTGGCACTCTGTCCAACCTACCTGCGGGTTTGAAGTCAAGATCGTTGCGCATCAAGGGGGACAATAGCCCCCTGAAGCCGGGCGAGTGGCGGGACGTGGACATCGTGGGCGGATCGCTCCGCGACTCGCTGTTTCCCATGCCCTACAAGGAGCCCAGCGCTGTCTTGTACCAGCTGCTCGGGAACGTGGTGCAGGAAGGCCGGCGGATCAGCTCCATGGCGGACCTGCAGGTCAGCGATATGAGCGCACAGGCACCGGTGGGGACCACACTGGCCCTCCTCGAGCGCAACATGAAGGTGATGTCGGGCATCCAGCACAGGCTGCATGCCGCGATGAAACAAGAGCTCCGCCTGCTTGCTCGGGTCATTCGGGACTTCATGTCCAGCAAATACGACTATTTTGAAGATGATGATTTTGACCGGGCAGAGGACTTCGGGACGGGGGTAGACATTATCCCGGTGTCGGACCCCAACGCGGCCACCACAGCGCAGCGCATCATGCAGTATCAGGCTGCACTGCAGCTCTCTACACAGGCTCCGCAGCTGTACGATATGGGCAAGCTCCACCGGCAGATGCTGGAGGTGCTGGGCATCCAAGACGCAGCGGAGATTATCAAGCTCCCAAGCGAGCTGAAGCCCAAGGACCCGGTGGCCGAGAACATGGCCATCCTGAAGCAAGAGCCTGTGAAGGCGTTCCTGTATCAGGACCACGAGGCGCACATCGCAGTTCACATGGCTGCGGCGCAGGACCCCAAGCTCATGCAGATCGTGGGCCAGTCTCCGTTTGCGTCGGCAATCCAGAACGCTATGGCGGCTCACATCACGGAGCACGTGGCTCTAGCGTACCGCAAGTCGCTGGAAGCGCAGCTGGGCGTACCGCTGCCCGCAGAGGACGAGCCCATGCCCGAGGATGTTGAGCTGGAGCTGTCAAGGCTCGTGGCTGCGGCGGCGGGTAAACTGTTGCAGAAGAATCAGGCCGAGGCTGCACAGCAGCAGGCCGAGCAGCAGGCCAAGGACCCACTCACCCAGATCCAGCTGAAGGAGTTGGAGCTCGAGGAAATGGGCATCAAGCTCGACGCGGAGATCAAGACCAAGCGCCTCGAACTCGACGCAATGAAGGCGATCGACGCATCTGCTATCCAGCGCGAGCGTATCGCGGCCGAGGACAAGCGGGAAGGTGCTAGGCTCGGAGTGCGTGTTGCAGAGGATGCCACCAACGCGACACGGGAAGACAAGGCCAAGGGGCTCGCCATGGGGATTGACATCGCCAAGCAGCTCGCAGGAAATAGGGGGAAAACCTGATGGAAACCCTAGAACGCCTCCGGCGGACACTTGCCACCCAGCGCCAAGACCTCGCGGACCATCTGGCGCTGGGTGGCGCAGCAGACTTCAACGCCTATTCCAAAGCAGTAGGGGCTATTCAGACCCTAGATATGGTGTTGGGAGAGATTGCCGACATCGAAAAGAAGCAGCTTGAAGAATAAACTGCTCCTCGCTATCATATGACCCCATACCGTGGGACCAGCCCACGCTAGGTAACGGCGTACCTTAAACGCTGCGGAGAGACCATGTTTACACCAACCGGCGTCAAGATCGACGAGGAGTTGCGCGCCAAACTCCCGGAACCCAAGGGCTACAAGCTCCTGATTGCTGTTCCCAAGCTGAACAAGACGACCGAGGGCGGGGTACACCTGCCCGATGAGCGTCGGGACGCAGAAGAAACTGCCTCCATCATTGGATACGTTCTCAGGCTAGGTTCCGATGCCTACGGAGACACGACCAAATTCCCCGGCGGCCCGTGGTGCAAGGAAGGCGACTTCATCATCTTCCGTTCGTACTCCGGCACGCGCTTCAGAGTGCATGGGGACGAGTTCCGCATCATCAATGATGACACTGTGGAAGCAGTTGTCGAAGACCCACGGGGGTACAGCCGCGCATGAACGAGAAAGCCAAAAAGCCCGCTGAAGACGACGACTTCGAGATTGAAATTGTCGATGATACGCCTGCGGATGACAAGGGTCGGCCACGCCGCCCGGAAGGCGCCGCACCGGAAATCCCGGAAGATGATGATCTGGAGCAGTATTCTGATGGCGTGAAGAAGCGCATCAGCAAGCTCAAGTACGAGTTCCACGAGGAGCGCCGCCGCGCGGACGAGTCCGCCCGGCTGCGGGACGAGGCTGTTTCCTACGCCCAGCGCCAGCAAGAAGAAATCGCTGGGTATCGCAAGCGCCTCTCTGATGGCGACGCAGCCTTCGTTTCGCAGGCTCAGGGCCGGGTAAAGTCCCAGCTGGAGCAGGTGAAGGCTAAGATGAAAGCCGCCTATGAGGCAGGGGACTCAGATGCGTTCGTGTCTGCAAGTGCCGAGCTCGCCGACATCAAGGGCGAAGAAGGACGGCTCGCGTCATACCGGCCACCTCAGCCACAGCAGGCGGCCACCCCGGCCCCCGCTCCGCAGCGCCCCTCAGTGCCAAAACCGTCGCCCCGGGCAGAATCTTGGGCCACGACAAACGACTGGTTCGGCAAGGACGCGGAGATGACGGCTCTTGCGTTCGGCGTCCACGAGCGCGCGGTGCGCGAAGGTGTTGCGCCAGACAGTGAAGCGTACTATACTGAGATAGACACCGCTATGCGACAGCGGTTTCCAGACAAGTTTGCGACCAGCGGGGAGTCAACACCCCGGAAGCAACCGGGTTCCGTGGTGGCCCCCGGCGGTAGAAGTACCGCAGCAACACCTCGCAAGGTTACGTTGACAGCGACGCAGGTTTCTCTCGCCAAGAAGCTCGGGTTGACGGTAGAACAGTACGCGGCGCAGATTATCAAGGAGATGAAGAATGGCTGATCGTACCCCCAGAGAGTCGGAGACTCGTGAGGCCGAAGCCCACGACACACCGTGGAAACGCCAGTCTATGCTCCCCACCCCCGAACCGCGTGATGGTCTCCATTATCGTTGGGTTCGCACCTCGTCCCTCGGCAATGCTGACATGGCAAACGTCTCACGTCGCTTTCGTGAAGGTTACGTCCCTGTCAAAGCCTCCGAGTACCTCGAACTGAAGATCATGTCTGACGTGGACTCTCGGTTCCCGGACAACATTGAGGTTGGTGGTCTGTTGCTCTGCAGCATCCCCGACAAACAGGCGGCCCGACGTGTTGTCGGTCAGGCCCAGCAGGCGCAAGCCCAGATGGATGCCGTTGACCGGAACTACATGAAGGAGTCCGACTCACGGATGCCCGTGCTCGCGCCGGAGCGTTCGTCCCGCACTTCGTTTGGCAAGGGATAACCTTGCCTCCTCAACACGATTCTGGAGGATGAGAAATGGCACTTACTGCCGCTCCCTATGGCCTGAAGCCCGTAAAACGCGCTGACGGTATGGCTTATGCTGGGGCTATGTCCCAGTACCTGATCGACCCCGCTGGTGAAGCGACGAACCTGTTTGTAGGGCAAGTCGTACACATCGGCGCGGACGGCTATCTTGCTTTGACCACCGCAACTGGCGCCGATGGCACCACCAACGCGTTTGCGACTGGCACAACCCTCCGGGGTTCGCTGGGCGTCTTCATGGGTTGTGAGTATATCAACGCGCAAGGTCAGCTGATCTTCTCGCAGCTTTATCCTTCGGGTTATGCTGCACCGGCGGGCACTGAGATCAAGGCGCTTGTCGTCGATGATCCGAACGTCCTGTTCCAAGTTCAGCTGGACGGCGTTGCCGATCAGTCGGACATCGGGGCCAACACCTTCTTCGCCGCTGCCCAGACCACTTCGACTGGCAACGTGGTGACGGGCGTATCCACCTCGGCGCTGGAATCCACCACGGTCACCACGACCGCGGCGTTCCGCATTGTGTCCGCGGTATCCCCGCTGACCGACGCTTTTCCAGATGTTCTGGTCAAGTTCAACCCCGGCTACCACAGCATGACCAATGCTGTTGGCCTTTAAGGAGGGCTAACCCATGGCAATTTCGCGCGCACAGGCCCTCAAAGAGCTTCTTCCCGGATTGAACGCTCTGTTCGGTCTGGAATACAAGAAGTACGAGGACGAGCATTCGGAGATCTACGAGACCGAGACATCCGAGCGGTCGTTTGAAGAAGAACTGAAGCTGTCCGGCTTCGGCGCTGCCCCCATCAAGACCGAAGGGGGCGCACTGTCCTATGATAACGCGCAGGAGTCCTACACTGCACGTTATGTCCACGAGACCGTGGCTATGGGTTTCGCCATCACTGAAGAAGCGATGGAAGACAACCTGTATGACTCCTTGTCCAGCCGGTATACCAAGGCGCTCGCTCGTGCCATGGCTTACACCAAGCAGGTCAAGGCCGCGTCGCTGCTGAATACAGGCTTCACGACGTTCCGGTCGGGCGACGGGGCTTTCCTGTTCTCGGCAGCACACCCAACTGTATCGGGCGTAGTCAACGCCAACACTCCTTCCGTTGCTGTTGACTTGAACGAGACGGCGTTGGAGCAAGCTGTGATCGACATTGCGGGGTACGTGGATGAGCGTGGCCTGCTGATCGCTGCAATGCCACGCAAGCTGATCATCCCACCGGGCCTCATGTTCGTTGCAACTCGTCTGCTGCAGACTGATTTGCGTGTCGGCACTGCTGACAACGACCTGAACGCCCTGAAGACGAACGGCTCCATCCCTGAAGGCTACCGTGTCAATCACTATCTGACTGATGCTGATGCGTGGTTCCTTACAACTGACGTGCCGAACGGGATGAAACACTTTGTTCGGGCGGCGATCACCACAGCGATGGACGGCGATTTCGACTCAGGAAATGTGCGTTACAAAAGCAGAGAACGTTACAGCTTCGGGGTGAGCGATCCCTTGGGCATCTACGGCTCCGCAGGAGCTTGATAGCAATATCAAGCACTTAGGCTACAGGAGGCCCGCTTCGGCGGGCCTTTTCTTTTGTGTTGACCGCAAGTGGTAACTTACCGTATAAGAGGGAACACCCGCTATAAGAGGTAACCCAGCCTATGAAAACCCTTGAGCAAACGCTTGCCCTGTTCCCCTTACAAATACTGGAAAGGTACGATTTTAGCAACGCCACCTATAAAGGCGCGTTGGTGCCTATGACAGGTATTGTGTGCCCTACACACGGGACGTTCCAACAATACTCAGCACAGTTTCGCAAAGATGGCGCGGGGTGCCCTTCCTGCGGGGCCGCCCAGCGAACTTTAACAGTGCGGATGGACCCAGAAGAGTTTCTTAGGCGGGCGGAATTGGCCCATCCGGGAAAATATGACTACTCAAAAACGCGTTACCTCACCATGGTGGAGAAAGTCGTGGTCACCTGTCCAGAGCATGGGGACTTCGAAGTGCGACCCCTTAAGCTGGTGCATGGCAAGCAGGGGTGCCGTGCATGTGGGGACCGCAGGAAGGGGCCGACCCCCCAGTCCCACAGAAACGCAGCGGCCACCAAGAAGAAAAAGTTTCAGGCCCTATTCCCAGAGCGGGCCCGAGAGGTTCACGGGGACCTGTATGATTACTCCCAGCATGGGTACACCACCGGGCGCAACAAGGTGACTATCCTGTGCGGCAAACACGGGGCTTTCGAGCAGGCCGTGTACCACCACCTAGCAGGGCAGGGGTGCCCTAGTTGCGGGCAGAAATCAGCCCCAGAAGACGCCGTGGCGGCCTACCTCTCACAGTTCACAACAGTTGTCCGCCGCGACCGCACGCTGATCGGGCCCAAGGAGCTGGACATTTACCTGCCTGAGCATAACCTAGCTGTCGAGTTCTGCGGGGTGTACTGGCACAGCCACGGCGACAAGGACGACGAGCGCAAGAACAAGCTGCGCCATGCTGAGAAGCACCGCCTGTGCGAGGCTCAGGGCATCCGCCTCATAACGCTCTACGAGACAGAGTGGGCAGAACGGACGGCCACGATCAAGCGGATGCTACGCAACGCCGTTGGGAAGACCCGGGGCAGGCTGATGGCCCGCAAGTGCGAGCTGCGCAAGCCTACAGTGCAGGAGTCCCGAGAGTTCTATGAGAAGTTCCACCCGCAGGGCGGCGGGGGATCTGGAGATCATTATGGCCTCTATCACAAGGGCAAGCTCGTTGCCTGCATGAGGTTCTCCTTCGGGAACAACGATCGGGGTGCGGGGGCAAAGGTGCGCCAATGGACCTTGAGCCGGTACGCAACACGCCTTGCAGTGGCAGGGGCGGCCAGCCGGTTGTTCAAAGCGTTCGTGAAGGAGCATGACCCAAGCGAGGTCAAGTCGTTCTCCGACAACAGGTTGTTCGGCGGGGGCATGTACGCCCAGCTAGGCTTCGAGAAGGAAGCCGACGTTGTTGCGGACTATCAGGTCTGGAGCCCCAAGCTAGGGTTGCGCCCGAAACCCCACTATCAGCGGCGAGTCTTGCCGACCCGGTTGAAAGATCACGGGATCCTAGAGGTGTTTGACCCCGCCACAGACAAGCGAACTGAGGGGGAGATGACCTACCTCATGGGTGCGCGGCGGATCTTCGATTGCGGCAAGAAAAGATGGGTGTGGCAAAGGCCGTGACTACAGAAGGCCCGCCGAAGCGGGCCTTTTCTTTTGTCAAGAGGTAGTGTATCCTTCGGGCTATCCCTGACAGCGTGCATTGTGCCGCTGACCTAACCCTGACAGGAGATTCTCATGGGTACTACAACATTTTCGGGCCCCGTCATTTCGACCAACGGTTTGGTCGCTGACGTTATTGGGGCTATCAAGCTCCCCACATACACTGTAGCCTCCGCGCCCTCCGCAGCCACCGCTGGTGCAGGCACGCTCATCTATGTGTCCAACGGCGCTGCTGGTGCAGCAATCCTCGCCTTCTCCGACGGCACAAACTGGAAGCGCTCTGATACCGGCGCAACCATCGCAGCAGCATAAGGGCAGCTCCCATGAAAAAAGCTATTGTTTGGGCGGCTCCGTCCGCTGAGGAACTGGAAGCCCGGGGGGCAACCCCGGCTCCTGCCGAGGCCCCGAAGCCCGCCCCCAAGAAGGCTGCCAAGAAAGCCAAGGAGTAAGTCATGGCCCGCAATCAAGAAGTCGTAAACTGCCTGCCAAAAGTGTGGACGGAGTTGACAAACTCCGACGCTGTGTCGATCACCTTTCAGGTGCAGTCGGGGGCTATCAAGGTGCGGGCCACCACGGGGGCGGCGCCCAGTTCTTTAGCTGATGGCGGGTACATCTACCACGCACATGCCACTGGCCAGCAGACAGAGGAGGGTGAGCTGCGGATACTCCTCAGCGACCTTACTGCAACAGCGGGCGCTGATCGGGTGTTTGCTACCCCCATCGACGGGCGCCCCTCGAACGTAATTGTGGACCATGCGTAATGCGTAACTGGCACCGCCTCAAGTCGCCGTTTGGCTCTTGGCACAGCGGCCTCTCCCCCGCGCCCTTCTCCCCTGCAACACTATACAGCGCCGCGCAGCTTGGCGACTATATTACAGCCGACGACGACACTCGCCAATGGCAAAACCAAGCCGGGTCAGTTGCGCCTGTTGTTGATAGCCCGATTGGCAAGATTAACGGCGGGCAGGGCGTAATGTCGTGGGGTCCGGGTGACGCGAATGACTCAAGGCGTCCGGCGCTAAGGGCTGCCGGCGCGTTGCGGTATTGGGAATACGACGGAATAAATGACGGGATGGGCACAGGCATTAGTTACGGCGCAACTCTGATGGACTTGTTTTTTGTTTCGCAAAGAGCAACTACGCCTAACTTTCTGCAAGCTACAGCTATCTACGGCGCAGGTAGCTTTTTGGGAGCGGCACAAGCTACCACTACACGCCCAGATCAAGACCTTGGTACTCCAACGTACTTTATAAATGGGAACGCAATCGACCGCACTAGATTGGCAATTTTTAACGCAACAACCCCCGACGTACCTTTTATTATGGAAGTACGCGGTTGTAACATGGTGTCATTCTGGCCGGAATTGTGGACTGGTTTTTACCCGACATATAGTAGCCTGCGACGCGTTTACGCAGTAGTTGCCCGCCAAACGTTGTCCACCGACGAGCGAAATTTGCTGATGCCGTGGCTGGCAGCAAAAGCAGGGATTACACTATGAGCATGGTAGCAATTATCCCCGCTGTACTTCTGGATGCGGCAAACAAGAAACTTGAGGCGGCTGGCTTTGGTCCAAGCAATTTCAGCGTAGCTGCGTACACTGGCCCCGGCATCTCGCACGCTGCGTTTCATTCGTGGAACGATCCTGCCTTTGAGGCTGATGTGCAGGCCATTGCTGGCGTGGTCTGGGAAATCAGTGAGGGCAATCATGAAGCCCGCGTTACGGCGATGATCAAGGCGCAAGGGGCAAAGTGGGGCGACCGGGCAGCCGCATTGCCTGACAAGGGAACAGTCAAAGCGGGCGACCTGTTGCGGGATACGGACGGCAACCTGTGGTCAGTGATCCAGCCATTCAGCCGCACCACCTACGGCGCAGCACCGGAAACCTACCCGGCCCTGATCCGCCGCGTTCGTGACCCCAAAGCGACCGAGGAATACAAGCAACCGATTGACCAATACGACAGCTACAGCCTCAAGAACCCGTTCACGGGCGCGGCTGACCGCGTTACCGTAGAGGGTAAGACCTACGCGTCACTAGTCAACGCCAATGTATGGAAGCCACCAAGCGCACAGTGGCAAGAGATTGACCCAAAGACGGGTGAACCTATCGTGCCAGTCAAAACCGTGGCCGCGTGGAAACAGCCTGCGGGGGCGCATGACGCCTATAAGGCGGGCGATCAAGTTACCTTTGGGGGCAAGACCTACGCAAGCGCAATTGACGCTAACGTCTGGTCGCCAACAGCCTACCCGGCTGGCTGGAAAGCGATCTGATGCTCTGCGCCCTGATCATCGCAACACATATGGGCGGCAGCATCTCGGATGCGACAGCCGTTGCGCGATGGGCCGATAAGTCAGGGTGCATTGTTCGGATTGAGGGTCAATGCGCAAGCGCCTGCGTCATGCTCGTGAAGCTGGGCTGTGTAACACCTAGTGCTAGGCTTGGTTTCCATGCCCCTACGCGCAACGGAAGGCCCCTTGTGGGTGATGACCGGGCGTTCTGGGCACAACGTATGGCAAGTCACATGCCTGCCGCTATGGCGCGGTGGTATCTGGCAGGTCCAGCATACAAAGCAGGCCTGACATGGCTGGATGCAAGGAATGCAATTATAATGGGGGCGAAACCATGCCGCTCCTGATATTTCACAGCACAAAGGAATCCCCCATGAAATACATACTCGCAGGTCACGGCTACGCCTTTGAACCCGAGGGCGAGATTTAATGGCAACGCTTGCCGCGATGGGGCTGACGCAGGTGGTGGTGGACATCTGATGGCCAAGTCCCCTGCATGGACCCGCAAAGATGGCAAGAGCGCCAAAGGCGGGTTGAACGCCAAGGGGCGGGCATCCTACAACAAGGCCAACCCCGGGAAGCCGGGGCTGAAGGCCCCCCAGCCGGAAGGGGGCTCCCGCAAAGCGAGTTTCTGTGCTAGAATGACAGGTATGAAGAAGAAGTTGACCTCGAAGAAGACGGCCAGCGACCCGAACAGTCGCATCAACAAAAGCCTGCGGGCTTGGAAGTGTTAGATGGAGGATACCCGATGATGAACCGTGCGATGATGGGCAGCCAGATGACGGGCAACCAGATGGCGATGCCTAGCGCCCAACCGATGATGCCCGTCGCTCCCATGAAAAATGGGGGCAAGGTCAAGAAGATGGCCAAGGGCGGCAAGGTCCGCGGCGATGGCGCCTGCATCAAGGGCAAGACCCGGGGGGCAATGAAATGAAGAAACCCGTCAAGAAGGCTGACTACAAGTCCTCTAAGTATCGGGACGGCAGATCGCAGGGGGCTGCTGCACCTCTCGGTACAAAACGATCTATCAAAGACCGTGCAGACCCAGCGTATGGCACTCCCGCGCAGCAAGCTAAAGGGGCAGCTTTTCGGGCAGCCGCATCCCTCAAGAGCAATAAAAAGGCTGGCAAAGACGTAAAGCTAGCTAGAAATGGCAAGTGATGTCGAAGAAACCCACCAAGAAGGCCGACGAGGGCAAGATGTCTGGCAAAGACCGCTTCCTCGCGATGATCGAGAAGAAAAAGGCGAAGAAGCCTAAGAAGAAAAAGTGACCTATGGGCCGCACGAACGAGAAGCTGTGGGGCAAGGCTAAGGCGGAAGCCAAGGCTAAGATGGGCGGGAAACACTCCGCCCGGGCCATGCAGCTCGCAGGTAAGATATACCGTGAGGACGGCGGCGGATACACTGGCACGAAGACAAAATCCCAGTCCTCCCTGTCAAAATGGGGCAACGAGGACTGGGGTACAAAGAGCGGCAAACCCTCTGGCAAGACGGGCGAGAGATACCTGCCAAAGAAGGCGCGTGAGTCTTTGTCCGATGCAGAGTATAGTGCCACCTCAAAGGCGAAGCGGGCGGGCACTGCCAAGGGCAAGCAGTTCGTAGCGCAACCGAAGAAGATCGCGAAGAAGACCGCGAAGTTTAGGGACTGACCATGGCCGCCATCGTACCAGACCTGTCGGAACTCTTTGAGGAAGCCTACGAGCGGGCAGGCCTCGAGATGCGTTCAGGGTATGACCTAAAGACCATCCGCCGCAGCCTGAACCTGCTGTCGTTGGAGTGGGCGAACCGGGGCCTGAACCTCTTCACCATTGAGGCGGGCACGATTCCTCTCACCGCCGGCACTGCGTCATACGAGATGCCTGTGGACACGATTGATCTGATCGAGCACCAGCTGCGCACCGGGCAGCAAGATACGTTCTTGGAGCGGATCAGCGTGTCAACCTATGCGCAGCAGTCCAACAAGGCGATGATTGCGCGCCCCACCCAGATCTATGTGAGCCGCGGGGCCACTGGCACGACGGTGACGCTCTGGCCCGTGCCAGACAGCACGCAGGCCTACACCCTTGTCTACTACCGGCTCAAATACATAGAGGGCCTGTCTGGTGGTATCGGTGGCGAAGTCACGTCCATCCCACCCCGCTTTGTGCCTGCCCTCGTGGCGGGCCTCGCCTACTACATCGCGGGCAAGCGGCCGCAGGCGGAAGGGCGTATCCCCCGGCTCCAAGCAGAGTACGAGGCGCAGTTCGATCGCGCAGCGGGCGAGGACCGGGAGCGCGCGTCTGTCAGGCTGGTGCCCACTGGCCCACGGGGGTACTGATGACATACGCACGTGCGAGCAAAGCGTTTGGGTTCTGCGACCGGACGGGGTTCAGATACCCCCTGAAAGACCTTGTGTATGAAGTCCGCGATGGCCAGCAAACTGGTTTCAGGGTCGGCCGCGACGTTGTAGACCCCGACCACCCGCAGAATTTTGTAGGGCGCCTCAAGGTGAACGACCCGCAGTCGCTCTTTGACCCACGCCCGGACACATCACAGGACGCAGCAAACGCGCTGTGGGGCTGGAATCCCGTAGGAAACCCCGCACAATCTATGGTAGGCTCCGTTGGAGTCGTAACAGTCAACATTGAGGAGGCCTCCTGATGAAATCCCCACGCCCCAAAGCCGATCCCCGCAAGAGCGCCCCCAAGATGCGCCCGAAGCCCCGCGATCAAAAGAAGATCGACGCTATCGTGGATGACAAGGCCGCCAAGGGCGCGGTCGAGCGCGGCAATCGCAATGCCCAGCCTCCGGGGCCCACTGGCTACGCCAAGGGTGGTACTGTCCGCGGGATGGGTGCAGCTGCCAAGGGCGGCAAGTTCAACAAGAACGGGTAAGCCATGACGTATGCAGAGCTGGTGCAAGCGATCACGGACTACACGGAAAACCTTGAAGCGACTTTCGTTTCGAGCATCCCTACGTTTGTCAGGCAAGCGGAAAGCCGCATCCAGCGGTCGGTTCTCATCCCAGAGTTCCGTACCAATTCCTTGGGAACGGTGTCTACGGGCAACCGCTATCTTGCGCGACCTGCGGACTTCCTATCCGTATTTTCTGTGGCTGTGATCGCGGCCAACGGGGCATACACCTACCTGCTCGACAAAGACATGAACTTCATGCGTGAGGCTTACCCGAACCCAACTGTGACGGGTGTGCCGAAGTATTATGCCCAGTACGCAGGGGACAGCGCTGATGTCCCCACTGGGTCCTTCTTGATAGGCCCCACGCCCAACGCTGACTATCAGGTGGAGCTGCAGTATTACCGCGACCCTGCGTCCATCGTAGACGCGGGCACGTCGTGGCTCGGGGAGAACGCGGCCCCGGCGCTGCTATATGGTTCGCTGATCGAGGCCTACACCTTCATGAAGGGCGACGCAGACATGGCTGCCGTCTACAAGGGTCGGTATGACGAGGCCCTTGCCCAGCTGGGGATCATTGACGTGCGGAGCAAGCGTGACAGCTACCGCGATGGGGATATGAGGGTCGAATGAGCTTCTCTGGCAACTATATGTGCACGAGCTTCAAGGTGCAGCTTTTTCAGGGGGTCCACGACTTCCCGGACCACGTATTCAAGCTCGCCCTGTACACGGAAGACGCGGTGCTTACGGCGGCAACAACGGCGTACACCACCACGGAGGAAATCCCAGCCACTGGTGGTTATACCACGGGCGGGGTCACGCTCACGCCCACAGCACCGGTAGCTGCAGGCACGGCCGCTGTTGTGTCTTTCGCTCCGCTCACTTTGGCAGGGGCGCAGGTGCGGGCCCGCGGGGCGCTGATCTACAACAGCACTGTGGCGGGCAACCCAGCCGTCGCTGTGCTGGACTTCGGGCTCTTGCGCGGGGGTACAGCGTCGGGGATCACCATCAGCTTCCCCCTCGCGACGGCCACTAATGCCATCTTGCGTGTCACATGAGCTGGAGCCCTGTGAACCCGGTCCAGACGCCTGTTTACACAGCCGTTGCCCCAAACCAGAATCCGGGGTATTCTCCCGACAATCCGAACCAGACCCCATCGTGGGTCACCATCGCAGCGTGAGGCCTAGACCATGCCAAGTACCTATACAACGAACCTCGGTGTAGAGAAGCCCGGCTCTGGCGAGCAGTCAGGCACGTGGGGTGGCACTGTCAACGACAACATGGACATCGTGGACCGGGCGATTAACGGAGCAGTATCGCTCACGCTTGTGGGCGCCACGTCCACGCTGACGACATCCGAGGGCACGCTGTCGGACGGGCAGAACAAGTTCCTGCGCCTCTCAGGGTCGCCCGGCGGCACCCACACTATTACTGTGTCGCCCAACGACGCCCAGAAGGTTTACTTCGTGACCAACGGGAGCAACCAATCGGCGGTGTTCTCCCAAGGCTCAGGTGCCAACGTCACAGTTCTGGCAGGCGATGCCGCTGTAATTTACTGCAACGGCGCCGGGGCGGGCGCAGCTGTGCTCAGTATGCTCGACGCCCTTGCCATGGGCGCGGTGCGGATCACCGGCGGCACTATCACAGGCATCACTGACCTTGCTGTCGCGGACGGCGGCACGGGGGCTTCGACTGCCGCCGCTGCTCTGATAAATCTGGACCTGACGGCCACGGCGGCGGAGCTGAACATCCTCGACGGGGTTACGGCCTCGACGGCGGAGTTGAACCATGTTGACGGGGTGACTTCTGGCATACAGACGCAGCTGGACGCTAAAGCGCCGCTGGCAAGCCCCGCCCTGACGGGGAACCCGACAGCCCCCACGCAAACCCCATTAAACAACTCAACGCGGGTCGCGACAACGGCTTATACAGATGCTGCTGTTGCAGCAATACCGGCGGCTGATCCTTTCCCCGCAGGTGCAGTGGCACAGTTTGCTATGAACACTGCCCCCTCTGGGTGGCTAAAAGCTAACGGAGCGTTGGTTTCTCGGGCTACCTACGCCGCTCTTTTTACGGCCATTGGCACCACCTTTGGGGTTGGGGACGGGAGTACAACCTTCGGTTTGCCCGACCTTCGTGGGGAATTTGTTCGGGGTTGGGATGATGGGCGAGGCGTTGATACCGCGCGGGCTTTTGGTTCTGCGCAAGACGACCTTCTCGAAACGCACACCCACACGGGTACGGCTGCATCTGCGGGGGCACATACGCACACCGTTGCCATTAACGGTTCAGGCGATAACGGCGGGTCTCAATCTTCGGCAAGCGCCAGTAAGGAAAATCCGGGTAATTACACCACTTCCAGCGCCGGGGCGCACACGCACTCTGTGACCGTAGACGCAACAGGGGGTGCAGAAACACGCCCGCGCAACGTTGCGCTCTTGTTCTGCATCAAACACTGAAACACCGCGCCTGCCGGAAGCAGGTAACAACCTACGGAGACTAAAATGAAGACTTTCCTTTACGCAATCGTGGCGATGATGACTACGGCAGCCGCCGCAATGGCTGGTGGCATGTACGAGGTCAGCCGCACGTCCACCCTTGAAGCTGGCATCTTTGTGCCTGCTTTGGCCGTGCTGGTCGCTGGTGAACGCCACATTCTGAAACTTGGTGAGAATGGCCTGACCCGCAATATTGTGTTCGACGCTGACAAAGCCAAAGCCTTCGCCGTGGCCAACGTTGCTCTACCCGCTGGCGTTGTCTTGCAGGTCGCATTGCGCGGCGGCGGTGCTGTGGATGCACTTGGCGTTGAAACCTCCAGCAATGGTCAGAGCTGGTAAAGCGACAAGACTCAGCACGGGGGACAAGTTGATCCCCCGTGTACTTATTTGAGTCTAAAAACAGAAAGAGCGCGCATGCCACCATCTATAGCAAGCCAAGTCGCCGCCATGGCCGCAATCCTAGAGCGGATGGAACGGCAGGCTGATGACGATCGCAGAGACCGTAAATCGGCTCAACGTGAAACTGAACTTACGCGGGCGGCTGTTTCTGCGGAATTAGCTGACATTCGCCACAGCCAGATTGACGTAGTGAAGCGTCTCGACAAGATCGAGCCAATCACAGATTTGGTCACCTCTGTTCGCAGCCGGGTGACTGGCGGCCTGATGTTGCTGGGGGTGCTTGGCGGCGTCGCTTGGGCTGGCGTCTTGTTTTTCAAAGAGACAATTTTGGGGTGGTTCCAATGAGATACAACTACAAAATCGTGCAGCCGTGGGTGCTGGCATACGAGGGCGGGTACGTCAACCATCCAGATGACCCCGGCGGAGCGACCATGGAAGGCGTGACGCAGCGCACCTATAATGCTGACCGGCGGCGGCGCGGTCTCAGCACAAGGCCAGTGATCCGGTTGGAACCCCTTGAGCGCGACGCGATCTATAAGATCCAATACTGGGATGCAATCCGTGGCGATGATCTGCCAAGCGGCATTGACGCTGCGGTCTATGACTACGCGGTCAACTCTGGGCCGAGCCGCGCGGCGCGCGAGTTACAGGCGGTGCTGGGCGTGACGCAGGACGGCGTGATCGGGATCTTGACACTGGAAGCGGCGATGCGGGCAAGCCCTTTCGTGGTCATCAAGGCCCTGTGCGAGCGGCGGTTGGCGTTCATGCGGCGCGCCCGGCATTCCAAGACCAAAAAGCTGCTGTGGCCCACTTTCAGCGTCGGCTGGACCCGGCGCGTGATGGGCGACATGCCCGGCATCCAAGACGCCGACACAGGGATCATTGACCGGGCGACACGGCTGGCCCGCGGCGCTCCGCACATCCCCGCGCCGAAGATCCGCGACGACGGTGCCGGGCAAGCTGCCACCGAGACTTTGCTTGGGTTCTGGGCGCGGCTGTTCGCGCTGTTGTTTGGAAAGGTCGCGTGATGGGAAAGTTTGTGAGGCTCGGGGTCTACCTCGCCGCGCTGGTGGCGGGTGTGTTGGCCATGGCGGGATACGGGGATTTCGATATGTCCACGTTTGAGTTTGACCTGTATCCGTTCAATGTCAAAGAGGCTGTGCTGACGCTAGGCATGATGGGCGGCAACGCGCTGGCAGCGTTTGCGTTCTTGCGCGGCTGGAAGGGCAAGAAATGATTACCTTGATCCCTGTTGAGGTGTGGGCGGCGCTCGGTGCGATCATCGCGGCTATCGTGGCGTGGTTCGGCCTCCGCCGCAGCGGGGCAAAAGCGGAGCGGAGCAAGACCGAACGCGACGACGCAGCAGCGTATCGCAAAACAACGGGGGACATGCAGAATGCGGATATTGGTCGCGGTGATCCTGACGATGACACTGAGTGGCTGTCCAAGCGCAAGGACAAGCGATAGCGCGCTGGTTACGAATTTGCGGGGGCCTATGGCTGATCTTGCCGGGGCGCTTGTGATTGACGGGGGTCCACTGTCCAAACGTGCTGGGCGAGTGGTTATTGCAAAATTTGACGCGGGGGCGCCATAATATGAAATACCTTCTAGCAGCTCTACTGGCATTTGCGGCGTATCCCGCTCTTGCGATCCAGCAATGCAACACCCGAGAGAGCATCCTCTCGCAGCTTGAGAAAAACTACGGAGAGGTTCGCCTCATGGCTGGGCTGGCCGGGAACGGCAATATGCTGGAAGTTTTTGCCAACACTGCGACAGGCACTTGGACGATCACGGCGACCAGACCAGATGAGATCACGTGCCTGATCGGTAGTGGCGGCAAGTTCGAGGCTATCGAGCCCGGCATAGACGGCTGATCCGGGCTATCGACGCGGGGCTTATTTCGCGGTATATTCCCGCCACAGGAGAACCCCATGCCATTCATCAAGCTGCAGTTCCGCCCGGGCATCAACCGCGAGACCACCGCCTACACGAACGAGGGCGGTTGGATCGACGGCGACAAGATCCGGTTCCGCGCAGGGCTCCCCGAGACTATTGGGGGCTGGGAGCGGTACAGCCAGCAAGCCATGCTTGGCGTACCCCGCAGCTTGTTCCCATGGGCAGCGCTGGACAGCAGCACCTATATCGGGGCGGGGACACAGCTTAAATACTACATCCTTGAGGGCGGTACGCCGAACGACATCACGCCGATCCGGGCAACCACGGCTGCGGGGGACGCCACGTTTGCGGCCACTAACGGCTCTACCACCCTCGTCGTGTCGGACACCTCCCACGGCGCTGCCGTGAATGATTTTGTCACGTTCTCCGCCGCCGTATCGCTGGGTGGGGTGGTCACAGCAGCAGTGCTCAACGTGGAGCACCAGATCACCAGCATCGTCGATTCCAACAGCTATCAGATACAGATCGCCGTCGCCGCAAACGCTTCGGATACCGGGAACGGGGGCGCGGGGACTATTGCTGCCTACCAGCTCACAGTTGGCCTAGATAGCGCAATTCTCGGCAGCGGGTGGGGCGCGGGGGCGTGGTCTCGCGGCGGGTGGGGCTCTGCAGCGGATGTCAGCATCCCCGGCGCACAGCTGCGGGTATGGAGCCAAGACAACTTCGGTGGGGACCTGCTTATCTGCCCCCGCGGCGGGGCTATATTCTTGTGGGATACAAGCGCGGGGCTCGCGGCGCGGGCAGTCAACATCGCGGCACTTGTAGGGTCTTCTGAAGCTCCGACCGTTGCGCAGCAGGTGATCGTATCAGAGCGGGATCGGCACACTATTGCCTTTGGCTGCGACAGTCAGTTCTCGGTGGGGGTTGCGGACCCCTTGCTGGTCCGCTTTTCCAGTCAAGAAACCTTGCTTGACTGGGATGTCACAAGCGCCACAAACACGGCTGGGGAAATCCGGCTGGGGTCTGGCTCCAAGTTCCTCACAGCGGTGCAGACCAAGCAGCAGATTGTTATCTTCACTGATATGTCGCTGCACGCCATGCAGTTCATCGGCCCCCCCTTCACGTTTGGCACTCAAGAAGTGGCAGCGGGCATCTCCCTGATTGGACCCAACGCGGCACTTGCCGTGGGCGATGCCGTGTACTGGATGGGCCTTGGCGACTTCCACATATATGACGGCGCGGTGACCCCGCTCCCCTGCGATGTGAAAGAATACGTGTTCAGCAACATCAACCGGATACAGGGCGCCAAGATATGCACGGGGCACAACAGCGGCTTTTCAGAAATTTGGTGGTTCTATCCGTCCAGTAATAGCCTGAGCAACGACCGATACGTCGTGTATAACTACGCCCAGAAACTCTGGTATTACGGGACTATGGACAGGACCGCGTGGGCGGACACGGGGCTTGTGCAGTACCCTCTGGCCTCGACGAGCGATGGGGAGGTGTACTTCCAAGAGTTCGGTCTGGACGATGGGAGTACCAACCCTCCGGTGGCGCTGGCCCCCTACATCGAGTCCAGCGTGGTCGATATGGGCGAGGGCGATCAGTTCATGTTTGCTTCGCGGCTTATTCCTGACATCACGTTCCGGTCGTCCCCTGACAGCGGGCCCTCGGCTACGATGACGATCTCCGCACGGAACTTCCCGGGCGACGCCTTCAGTGGTGCCGATGCAAACCCTGTGGTCAAGACGGCCACGCTGCCTGTTGAGAGGTTCACGGACCAGCTCTTCATCCGCATCAGGGGGCGGTCAATGTCTTTGCGGATAGAGTCCGCACAGGTTGGAACTGCTTGGCGACTGGGCAGTCCCCGGCTTGAAGTCCGCACCGATGGGAGGCGATAATGGCGTCCACTAACCCAGCACCGTTTTTTGCGGCACCCCCGGCGGCGTACGACCAGCGGTACTTTGCACAGGTCACACGTGCGTTTTCTGTGTTCGTACAGCAGACTAGAAACCCCGGGCCGAATGTGGCGTCCACGTTGCGCCTGACCAATCTGGCTGTCCATGCAGACAACGCCGCCGCCGTTGCTGGGGGCCTGTCTGTGGACGACGTTTACAAGACCGCGACGGGCGAGCTCCGCATCGTGGTGTGACCTAGCATTTCTCGTAGGATCTTGCTATTCTGCGCGCAGCCTTCAGGAGATAACCCATGGTACTGCCCCTTCTATTTTCCTTCCTCGCCCCGCAGCTGCTCGCTGGGACCGGTATGTCGGCCCTCGCCGCAAGTGCGCTCGGTGCGGGTGTGGGGGGCGCTGTGCAGACAGGAGACCTCGAGAAGGGCCTGCTCACTGGGCTTGGGGCGTTCGCCGGCGGATCGCTGCTGGGCCCTCTCATGGGCGGAGGTGCGGAGGCGGCGGCGCTGCAGCCGGGACAGGTGGCCACAGGCACGGGCAGTAACGCCGCGACAGCGCTTGCACCGGGTAACCCGGGGATCACAGGGCTGCCACAAGCTGCGCTGCTGCCTCCGCCAGCTGCTCCATCAGGCATGTTTGGCAATATGATCGGGGATGCCAAGGCGTTTGCGATGTCCCCAACGGGCATGGGTGCAGGCCTTGGTGCTATGGTGGGCCCAGAGCTCTCAGGCCTGTTCAAGGGCAAAGACGATGGCAAGAAGACCAGCAAGTACGCAAACACTGAGATGTCACCGATCCCGAGGATACCCACGATGCCCGGTGCAGATTACCAGCCCGGCGTTTCTGGGGAGTTCAACTACGGGGTCGGCACGCCCCAGTCCGCGGGGGACATCATTGATTATAACCAGAAGAGAAACCGCTTCGCCGATGGGGGCATGATCCAGCGGTTCGCGAACCCCAACATGCCGGGCCTTGGCCCCGTCCGTCTTGCGAGCGGGGGTATCGTTGCCTTGGCCGAGGGCGGCGAGATGCCCCAGCAAGCGCCAAACGAGCGAGAGATCGTATCGGGAGCCGTCGCTGCTATCAAGGGCAACTCAGCCCAGCCCGAAGCGGCCCTCGGCCTGTTCCTTGCCACCTACGGGGAAGAAGCCCTCCGCGACCTTGTGGATAAGGTGCAGTCTGGCGCAGTGGACGAGACCGCCGAGAGGTTCCGCAGCGGAGAGAACGGCGAAGTCCGAGGCGTTGGCGATGGCTCTGGCACAGATGACAAGGTGCCCGCACGGATGGCTGACGGCTCTGGCGATGTGTTGTTGTCCGACGGGGAGTTCGTGATGCGCAAAGATGCCTCCGATTCTCTGGAAAAGCAGTTCGGAGACGGCTTCCTTGATGAGGTCAACGACGCCGGGCCCGGGGCCGGAAACGCCGCGAAGCGCCGGGTGGCCGCATGAGCGAGGTCCAGTGCCTCGCTGTGCACCGTGAGCACCTCGCTCACATCTGGCCTGTGGTTGAGCCTATGCTTGCAAAGGCAGTGCTCACCGCCCCGGACAAGGTCGCAGTCGATGACATCCTAGCAGGGGCGCATGCGGGGGCATACGTGATATGGGTTGTCACAGTGGACGGCACTATCACAGCGGCGATCACCTCACGGGTTATTGAGTACCCCCTGCGACGCGCCATGGCCCTCGACTGGATCGGGGGCACCCGCATGAAGGTATGGTTCGGTCTGGCGATGCGTGTTATGAAAGAGCATGCCGCCCGCAACGACTGCGCGCACATGGAAGGCTACGGCCGCGAGGCTTGGATGCGGTGGCTTGGCAAAGAGGGTTGGCGCCCGGAGTACGTGGCGTTCAGGATGGAGCTAGACAATGGGTAAAGGTGGCGGCAATACCACTTCAACAGTTACGCAGCAAAACATCCCTGATGAGTTCAAGCCGTATTTCGAGCGGATGCTCATCCGGGGCGAAGCCGCGTCCCAAGAGCCCTACACCCCCTATGGGGGCCAGCGCTTGGCTGGGCAGACCGGTGACACACTTGCCTCGCAGCAGATGGTGCGTGACATCGCCTCCAACCCACAGCCGGGGCTGGATCTTGCAACAGGCATGACGGCGAACAACGCGCTCTCCGCGCAGGGGATGTCGGGCCAGCCTAACGCCCAGTTCTCAGAGTTCGGGTTCTCTCCCGTGCAGCAGTTCTCCGGGGACGCTGTGCAGCAATACATGAACCCGTACATGCAGAACGTGGTGGACATCCAGAAGCAGCAGGCTGCCTCGGACTACCAGATCGCGCAGCAGTCTCGGAACGCCGGGGCTATCCAAGCAGGGGCCTTTGGGGGCTCGCGGCAGGCCGTTGGCGAAGCTATGGCCGAACGAGACCTGCTGACCCGCACCGGGCAGATACAGGCGGAGGGGCTGTCAAACGCCTACACCGACGCCCAACGGATGTTCGAGGCTGACCGCAACGCAGGGTTCATGACCCAGCAAGCGCAGGCTGGGGAGCTTGGGCGCGTGCAAGGTGCGCGGGCAGGTGAGGGTCTATCCCGCGATCAGTTCGGGCTCGACGCTCTCGCGCAGTCCAGCGGTATGGCCCAGCAGCTCGCAGGGCTGTCAGAGCAGGCACGGTCTGGCGATATTCAAGCAGCGCAGCTGCTCGAGGTCATGGGTCGGTCCAATGAGGCACGCAGTCAGGCAGGCATGGACATTGCCTATCAGGACTTCTTGCGCCAACAAGGCTACCCGATGGAGCAGCTGCAGCAGTTCTCGGCCATGATTAACGGGCTCCCCGTGCAACCAGCGGGCACCACGAGCACACAGACGCCCTACAACCCCGTGCAGCAGGCGCTGGGCATGGGTATTTCGGCCCTCGGCCTCTACAAAGGGATGCAGTGATGAATATCCTCGACCAGCAGGATAAACTCAAAGGGCTGTCCGAGCAGCAGCTCGTGTCCGAGATGCAGATGCCCACGGGCCAGATGCCACAGTTCCTTGTGTTGTCGGAGATCACCCGGCGCAAAGGGCTGCGCGATGAGATGGCGGCACGCGAGCAGCGGGGGCCCCAGTCTACCGTGGCCGAGGAGGCCGTCGCTGCTGCAGGTATGCCCCAGCAGGGTCTGGGCCGTATGGCCGCAGCCATGGCACCGAAGTCTGACGTTGTTGGCAACACTGGCATCGCCAGCCTGCCACAAGCCCCGCAAGCCATGGCCGAAGGCGGCCGGGTCGGCGGGCAAACTTATGACGTGCCTCCGACAGCATATCTTCGGGACCCCGCGGTGCAGGCGCTCGCCGCTCGCATGGGTATCCGCCCCGCACAGATGTGGGACCAGATGTCCGAGGGCCAACGGGCAAGCGAAGTCGCGCGTCTCGCAGCGCAGGACAACAACGCGTCGGGCCCCGTTACCCGCGAGGACTTCGTTGCAGGGCTCACGCAGATGGGGAGCGGGGTAAACCCCAGCTACGACCCTGTCGCCACGGAACAAGGCACCCGTGCAGACTTCATCATGCCCTCACAGGGAGACATGGATCGCCGGTTCAGCGAGACTGTCGTGCCCCGGGGGTTCCCACCGAACCTCAGCCCACAGCCTGCGTCCACCGGGTTTGGTGTGCAGCTGCCCTCCATGCAGGACGCCCCGGGGGTGTTTGGCGCTCCGCAAGCACCGGGAGTCGATATTGACCTTGACCTGACGGGGCCAGCCTTCGAGCAGCAGGGCCGTAGCCCAGCTATGCCCGCGTCGTTCCCCTTCAACCCAGACGCTGCGGCGATGGCCTTGGGGCGGACAGACTTTGCACCGAACATGCTGCAGGCGTCCCAAGCGGGCTTGGAAGAAGACCGCGCCGCGCGCAAAGATTTTGGCGCGAAAACCGATGCCGCTGTGCGCAACTTCCTTTTTCCGGGCCCAGACCCGGCCGTCGCCGCGCGTCTTGCAGAAATCACAGCTGCAAACCCTCCTGCTGTCAAAGACTACAGCGCGATGACCCCCAACCAGCTGCGGGCTGCGATGCTCGCCGCGGAGACCCCCAGCCTTGGGGAAGGGTTAGGTGCCCTAGCAGGACGCGGGGCCGGGGGTATTCGCAACGCAGGCGAGGTTGTCCAAGGCGGGCTGGGCACCTTAGCAGCGAGATTGGGCTTCCCTGATGCGGGGGCGTTCATGTTCGACCAAGCTGACAAGACTGCGAGTCTGAGCGCGCAGCGTGCAGGGGAGTCGGTCGAAGCTGCGGCTGCCAGAGCGGCAAAAGTGGCGGAGATAGGAGCAGCAAGCACGGGTCTGGCACCCGTGTCACCTGTGCAAGACCTCCAGCGTAGGCCTGAGCCGAGACCAGACCCCGCAGCCTTAGAGGCCGCGATACAAACCCGCGTAGCAAATGAGGCAGCTGCTGCGCCCGCGGTTACGCCTCCGGCCCCTGCGGTTACGCCGCCGGTTCCAGATACGGCGACGGACCCTGTGGCAGACCCTGCTGCCGCCCCAACAGCCAACCCTGCTATTGCCGCGGGCGCTGGTGGGTCAGGTGGGTCAGGTGGGTCAGGCGGATCAGGCGGCGCGGCTGCCACAGGCGGCATGTCTTCCTACGAGCAGGAGCTTACCAACGCCATCACCCGTGGCGAGAAGCGCGCGCAGCAGGACAAGTGGCTGGCACTGGCACAGGCTGGTATGGCCCTCATGTCGTCCAAAGAGCCAACGCTCGGTGGCGCCCTCGGCGAAGCTGGGGCCACAGGGCTTGCTGCGTTCCGCGGCAGCCGCGACTCCGCAGAAGAAAGCCGCATGAAACTGCTAGAGCAGCAGTTCGGTGTGCAGATGACCCGTCAGCAGATGGCCATGGCACAAGCCAAGGCAGCGAGAGGCGGTGGCGGCAGTGGCGGGTTGACCCCACTTCAGCTGATTAAATTGCAGCAGGACGAGCAAAAAACCCTCCTATCCGAGATTGAGGTGTTGAGCGGTATGGCGGGGGACTTCAATTTGACAGAGGCCCAGCGTATGCAGGCAACCGAGGCTATGCGAGTCAGGATGGACCGCGCGTTCGGAGGGGCGTCCGTCGCCGCTGACCGCCGTGACTCCATGGCTATCCCTTAGCCGCAAATAGCGTATACTGCGCCCTAACCATGGAGGCGCAGTATGGCTATTCTCACCATCCCCGGGCAGTTCAGCGGGAAAAACTACACTGTGAACATCCCCGGCGAGACGCCGTCGGTCGATGAGCAAAACAAAATTGATGCTTTTGTTCGCCAGCGGGAATCTGATTTTCTCGCAGAGTACGAGCAGGTTTACGGCAAGCCCTTGGATACGGGCGAAGGCTCGGGCTTCGGCAACTATCTTGGCGAGATACCCAAAGGTCTGGCCCGGGGTGCCGTTGGCATGCTGGAGACTGGCGCGCTCGGCGCTGCTGCCTTGCTGCCTGAGCGCTTCGAGGACCCGACGCGGGAGTTTATTCGTGGCACGGCCTACAACCTTAAACCCCAGACAGACATTGGCCTCGAAGACAGCCTCGTGGGCAAGCTCTCGGAAGGTGTGGGTTCTTTCGCGGGCATCCTTGCTGCTGGTGCGATTAACCCCGCAGCGGCCGTGGCCTTGGCTGGCGCAGCGGGTTCCGGGGAAGCCTCGGAGCGGGCCCGTGCCAAAGATGCAACAGAAGAAGAGCGCACCCTCGCTGCGGCACTGGGCCTCGTCCCCGGCATGTTCGACTACATCCCTGTCGCGCGAATTTTTAACCGGCTAGGGGCCACGAGAACACGGGGCCTGAAAGCCTCGTTGGGCCGCATCCTCCAGCAGAGCGGCGAGGAAGCCTTGCAGGAAGCCGCGCAGGAAGTGGCGCAGAACCTCATTGCGCAGGGCGTCTACGACCCTGACCAAGACGCACTTGGTGGCGTTGGCGAGGCGGCAGCACTTGGCGGCGGTGTTGGTGCTATCGTGCAGGGGCTCGTAGAGCTTGTACTCCCCGGCAGACGGCGCGGTGCCGCGACAGGCACTGAGGCAGGAGAGAGCGCGGATGCAGGCACTGAGGCCGGAGAGAGTGCGGATGCAGAGCCGTTCGACGATGCGGACATGCTTTTTCCCCCGGGGATGGAGATGCGCCCCGCCATCACAGGCGACGCCTTCGCGGCGCTCACACAGCAGCAGCAAGCCCAAGAGACTGCGTTCGCACAGGCTGAAAAGTTTGTGGTGCAGAAGCAGATCTTGGCAGACGCTGCCAACGGCATGTCTACGGCCGATAGCGCCAAGAAGCGGCGGGATACGATCAAAAACCTGACCGCAGGTGTTGAAAAGGGGGCTCAACTCGGGGTCCTGACTGATTTCGTGCAGCAAGTGCGCAACCGCATTGGTGTCCCTGTTGTGAGGCCCGAGCCCGAGTTCTCCGCAGACGACCAACTAAAGCTAGACAAGTGGCGGGCTTCGACGAAAGCGTTTCTCGACGCTGGGAAAAAGGCGGGCCCCGAAATGGTCCCTACGCCAGTAAGCGGGACGCAACTCACCGCAAAACAAAAGAAAGCTGCGGAGGCAGCTGCGAGGAAGGCTGCGAAGGAAGCTGCTGCGGGCGTAGTGCCCCCTGCTGCCGCTGTGGAGCCTGTTGCCACTGCTGATGCAGGCCCCCCTGCCGCCATTGCTGATCTGTTCGCTCCCGCCGCCACTGCGGAGCCTGTCGTCACACCTGCCGCCGCCACTGCTGATCTGTTCGCTCCCGCCGCCGCTGCGCCGGTTATCGCTTCGGCTGATGCTGTCGCTGCTGCACCCGTAGGTGCGCCTGTCGTCGCTACGCCCCCTGCCGGCGAAACCCTGTTCACCCCAGAGTTTGTGCAGTCGCTCGGATTTTCTAAGGGGTCGCCTGTCACAAAGGCTGCGACAGCTCCTGCGGGAGTCCTCGCGGGCAAACCCTTGTCTGACCCTGCGGTGCAAAAACGACTGAAGGAGCTGTTGGCCAACGCTCAGGTGCCGTCCGCGAACAAAGCCGCGATCCGCGCTGCGATGGCTCCTGCACCTTCAGCTGCTCCTGTGCTCGATCCTGCACCCACGGCTTCTGTGGCCGAGACGCCTGCACCCACTGCGTCCGTGGCCGAGCGCGAGCCTATGCGTGGGGCGATCCCCGGCGAGGTGTCGGGTACAGCAGGACAGAACATCGCCCAAGGGGTCCGCGGAGTAGCGTCTTCCCCGGCACCATCAGTTGTGACCCCCACAGCGGCGGCAAACCCGAATGACAGCAAGGCGCTGGGCGAGCAGATCGCGGCCTATGTGCGCAGCACGCTGCCGCAAGAGCAGCAGGACTTCCTCTACGCGGGAGGAGCTGGGTTTATCGGGGTGGACTCTACGGATGCCACAGATAAGAGCCTCATTCTTGCGCTGCTCGCGCAGGGTGGAGCCAAGACCCCAGAGGAGAAGGCCGCGAAGAAGTTCTTCTCAAAGTTTACCAACCCCACAGAAGCCTTGGAGGAGATCGCTGCGCAATCGGTGCTGTCCCCAAAAACCTTTGACAAGCGCGGCGACTCTGCTGAGGCTTCCGCGTTCTACGCAGGGATGGGTAGTGATGCTGCTGTTCTGGCAGGCAAGTGGGCGCTCACCCGCGTGTCCGCCCCGGCGCGCGCTGCGTTCCGCAAGGCTCGGCAAGATGCCCGGTCTGCGAAGGCCCGCCTCTATGTGCAGAGCACCGCTGGCCAAGACCCGGTGACCACCCCACTGACAGCAGTCAATACGGAAGCCCCCACCGCAGAAGAAAAGGCAGCTGGGGAGGCAGCGTTCGCTGCGCCGATCACGCCTGAAGAGCGAGCCGGGTGGGCGACTGGAGTCGCAGAGGCGGCAGAAGCTACCAAAGCCGAACAAAACCTTCTTCGGGCAGAGCGGGCCGCCGCCCTTGCGCGACGCGACGCCGAACCTGCAGCGATCAAGCGGGCAGGGCTGGCTCTTCTCCGGGCCCAGCGGGAAGCTGCGATGACCCCAGAAGAGCGTAATGCCCGGGCTCAACGGGACATGGCGAAGCGTGCGGCTGTGAGTGCAGAGCAAGACCTTGAGAATGCGGTAGACATTATCATGCGGACCCGGGCAACCTTGGCACTCAAGGCATCCGCCGTCACGGGGCTCGACCAACCCCTGTTGCCGAGCGTTCGGCGCCTTCTGGCCAAGGGGGATCTGAAGCGGGCTCTGGAGGCTATCGCGGCAACCGCGGAGAGCTCTGGCGTGGCCCGCGTTGCTCGGGCGCTCTCCCGTGTGTCTGGCACCACGAAGGTGGAGCTCGTCACCGACCTGACTGCTGAGGACGGATCGCCCGCCTCTGGCCGGTTTGACCCCGCGACAAACACGATCTCCCTTGACGCTTCCACGGGCCTGAATTTCCACACGGTGCTGCACGAGATGACCCACGCAGCAGTGTCCAAGACCCTTGCCAACCCGAGCCACCCCCTAACAGTGCAGCTGAAGACGCTGTTCACCAACACGAAGCCCGCTCTGGGGGCTGCCTACGGCACCACAAGCCTGCAAGAGTTCGCCGCGGAAGTCATGGGCAGCGTCAAGTTTCGGCAGTCTCTGGCCCAGCTGAACGAGCGGGGAAAAACTATCTCTGCGCTGGACCGCGCGATGCACGCCATCAGCAACTTTGTGCGCCGCTTGATGGGCATGAACCACCGGACCATGGACTCGGCGCTGTCTCGCGGCGACCAGATCGTTATGGGCATGCTGGCCCCGGCCCCTGAGTCCCGAAACTCAGGCGTGCTCTATATGGCAAGCCGTAGAGGGACCGGAGGGCGCCTTCTCAGCAACCTGCTTAACGCGGGCACCGTGGAGCCGACCGCAGAGCGTATGGAGAGGCTCACGGAGGTCCTGACCGACGCGGGTTCTGACGCAAAGTACGGAATTACCTACTTGTTCCGGGAGGCGCTGCTGCGCCTGACGCCGCTGCACTACATAGTGCAGATAGCTGCACCGTACTTCCCCAGTGCGCCCCGGCTGAACGAGCTGGTGAACGAAGCCAACGGGGAAATAGCAAGGGTTCTTGAGCGGACCTCCGCGCTGAACAATGCTATTGGTAAGTGGGCAAGCGGTAACCGGGAGCTCGTGGACCGGTTCAACTCCCTCATCAACTATTCGACGCTCTATCAGGTGGACCCGGAGATCAGTGGGGCTGCGGCCCTCAAGGCCTACGGCTCTGACACAGACCGCATGCAGCAGTACCGCGCGGTTATGGCAGACTGGAACGCCGTAGACCCCTCGGGGCAGGCAGAGTATCGCCGCATACGCAACGTGTTTCGCACCTTGCAGTCAGACCTCATGTCCGCGCTTGATGCCCGGCTCGAGGCTGCTATCCCTGACGCGCAGGTCCGCGCCCGGGTGCGCAAAGACTTGTACACGCAGCTCACGAAGAAAGATCAGCTCTCGGTCTACTTTGCGCTGGGCCGTGATGGGGACTATTGGATGACTTACAACGCCTATGACCCTCGCAGCGGATCGGTTGAGTATTTTGTGGAGGCGTTCAAGTCCCAAGCAGACCGCAACCGTGCCCAGTTGGAGCTCCAGAGTGATCCCGACACTCAGGCGGGCAACTTTAACCACATGCTGCGGACTGACAGTGAGGGGTTCGCCAACGCCCCTCCGGCGTCGTTTATCGCGAAGCTCAACACACAGCTCCGGGGGGCGAGCGTGGATGAGGACACCATCAGGCTGGTCACGAACTTGTACCTAGACACGGTGCCAGAGACCTCATTCCTGCAGTCATACCGGCAGCGGAAGGGCACGTTGGGCTTCAACAAGGACGCGATCCGCACCAACACGTCCAAGGCCAACTCACTCGCGCGCAATATCGTGCAGCTGCGGTTCGGGTCAAAGTTCTCGGCGCTGAAGACGAAGTTCGAGAAAGAAGCCAAGCAGCTTGGTTCCGAGGCTGCAGAGGTGCGGCAGATCCGAAATCAGTTGAACGCCTTCGCCAACTTCGCATCTAACCCTGCCCTCCCCGGCTGGTCCCAGACGCTGAGGTCCTTTGCGTTCAACATGACCCTCGGGTTCAACATCTCCACAGCCATGCTGAACCTCATGCAGATGCCTATGATCGGGCTGCCCTTCCTCGGAGCGAAGTATGGCTACCGGGAAACCACTCGTGCCATGGGCGCAGCCACGCGGCTGATCGCTGGCAGCGGCACCATGCGGGAGATCGACGCCTTCAACCCTGACGGCACTGGACTGGTCAAGGAGCGGGTGGAGGCACAGCCGTCGCTGGAGAACTATGACTTCACCGCGCCGAACCTATCACCCGAGCTGCAAAAGCTGCAGTATCTCGTGGCTGAGGGACGCACCAACGGGCAGTTCAACCGGTCCATTACGCTCGACACCCTCGACATTGACGGGTCTCAGGGCCTTTCGGAGAAGTTCAACCGGGCAACGGGCTGGATGCTCCACCACTCGGAGCGCTACAACCGTGAGGTCGCACTGGCATCATCGTACATGCTCGAGCTGGGCAGGTTGGAAAAGGCGGGCACCGCGCTGACCTCTGAGGTTATGCGCAACGCGGCCAAGCAGGCTGTGTACCTGACGGAGATGATAAACGGGGGCACCGCAGCGGCGTCTACGCCTCGCATCGCCCAGAACGGGCTCGGCTCTCTTGTGTTCATGTACAAGCGGTACGGCGTGTCTATGTATGCCCTGATGTTTGACTCGGCCAAGCGTGCCCTCAAGGACCAGTCGCCCGAAGCAAGGCGCATTGCGCAGAAGCAGATCGGGGGCCTCGTGGGCGCAACAGCGCTCCTGTCCGGTATCGCTGGCCTGCCAATGTTCGGCACCGCCGCCATGCTCTACAACTTGCTGTGGGCCGACGACGACGAGGAACAGTTCGAGTCTGTGGTGCGGGAGTACATTGGGGACGGTGCAAATCGAGGGATACTTGATTACGCTCTGGGCATCAGCGTTGCGCCCCGCATCGGCCTGTCAGACATCTTGTTCCGGGAGCCTATGATCGAGAAGGAGCAGTCCAGCCTATGGACTGTTGCGGAGGTGCTGGGGGGCCCTGCTATCGGCACCTATCTGAACCTCGAGCGCGGCGTCAAAGACATGGCCGCTGGTCAATGGCAACGAGGCATCGAGTCAGCATCTCCTGCGGCGGTCCGTTACTTCCTGAAGGCTGGCCGGTATGCGGCTGACGGTTCCGTGACGCGCTCCGGGGACACTATTGTCGAGGAGATACACCCCGGCCACGTTCTTGCGCAGGCCCTCGGCTTCGCCCCGGCGGAAATCATCGCGGTGCAAGAGGTCAACTCTGCACGAAAAAGGCTGGATCTGGGTATCAATAAGCGCAAGTCCAAGCTAGCTGATCGCTATGCAATGGCGCAGAAGGAAGGCAACTCCGAGGCCATGAAGGACATTATCGCGGACATAAAGGACTTCAACGCGGATCACCCATACACGGGGATAGACCGCGATTTCCTTCGGAGCTCTATGAAGAGCCGGGCGAACACCGACAAGCGGACCTACAACGGGGTGTCGTTCGACGCCAGATTGGTGGATGAGGTGCGGGCCCGGTTCAAGGACTATCAGGGATGAAAAAAGCCCCCGCCGGAGCGGGGGCAGTAGGCTAGGAACAACCTTGGGAGGTACGACAGGAAGCAGGTGGCTCTGTTCTGTCAAGGTAACTATATCATGGGGTTCGCCATATACGCAACCCCAAAATGTTGTCTTTGAAGGCCCGCCGACAGGCGATACGGATCTCCAGTTTTCTCGCTATGACCTCGGCCTGCTTCTGGCAGGCTTGGGCGTTTATGCAGGGCACGAACACTGACATCCCGGGATAGAGCTCCTTCCACGGGACCACGATGCGAAGCCCGTCCGGGCATAGGTCAAGTAGGGTCCGAACTGTCATGAGGTGCCTCAAAATGCATGGGGATCTTCAGCACGTCCACCGGGGGCAGGCTCATCGAGGTGCCTTTGGACAGCCGCACGCGGACTTTCTCAGCCTTGACCTTCTTCGTCAGCTCATCTTGCACCGATGCATAGTTGATCTGCTGCTCGGACAACCACTCCTTGAACGGACGGATCAACAGGTACAACTGCTTGAGGTCTGTCTCGTACCGCCCCGCAAAGTCTGTGCTGCGGGGCATCTGCTCTGGCACCGCCATGTGCTCCATCGTGGTCGATGTGCCCCGGGCCCGAAGGTCTATGGTCGATTTGATCTGCAGGATGCGGCCCCAGTTCTCGTAGACGTACTCGTTGACCAGCGCCACTGCGTCAATCGTGAGTTCCCCGCTCGCCTGCTGGTTCGGGCGCAGCACCTTGGCGATGACGTAATCGCGGAGCGTCTTGACGTTGTACTGTAGCAGACCAAGGTGGTTGCAGATCACGGCCGCGGCGATAGATGCTGCCATGGCGGACGACCAGAAGCGGTTCTCCGGCCCCAAGTTCGCTGTGGTGTCGATCTGGCGCTGGACAGTCTGCACCAGTATCTGGACCTCCTGCAGGTTCTGGAGGACGTACTGAACGAAGGGCACACCGGCATGACCGTAGTGCAGGAGCAGGTCCCGGCTGAACTTGTCGGTGTCCTCCTTGTCAGACTTCTGCGAGAACAGCCGGCCAACCTCAATCTCGAGGACCCGCTGGGCTTCTGCTTTTGGCATGGCCTTGGCGCTGGCCACCTTGTCGATCAGGCTGGCATTGCCAGATGTGATGAACAGCAGGTTCCAAGGATCGCCGCGGAAGCGCTCCGAGTTGCCGCTGGACGACATCCTGTTGCGCTGCTGGCCCCCGGTCACCTGATAGATGAGGTCTGATGCGTGGTCGGGGCGGATGTTGGTCACCTCGTCCATGCACACAGGGATGCTGTGCATCACGTCAGCCCGGTTCATGCGAGAGTTGTGGGTGTCCCGCTCGTCAAGGATCAGCTTCTTCGGGTTGCCCCAGATAGATAGCGCTGCGAGCTTCGCTGTGGTTTTGCCGAACCCAGAATCTTTGGACCACAGGTGGATCAGGGCAGCGCTTTCCGGCAGGAACTTCATCAGGGCAGAGCCGAACCCCGCGCAGACCACGAGCTGGTGCAGCTCGAAGCCGGGCCGATTGTAGAAGGCCATTGTCTCCTTCCAGCCCTCCAAGGTGCCTTTGGGGGTGAAAAACTCGGTCAGCCCCCGTGTGCCTGCTGCTGGTGCATTGTGCTCGATACGGTCGCTTTGGATGACTTGCTCACCCAGCACGAACCCGTTGAACTCGCCGACCCAGCCAAACTGGCGGTGCGCGTTGTCTGCTTGCGATCTATATTGCAATTCTCTCACCCATGTTTGTGTGTACTGCATAAGCGCGTCCACTTCTTTGTTGATAGCCGCCACACCCTGCATAGCGAGGGCGCGTCGAAATTCCTCTTTCGAGGTGACTGCGTAGAGGGGCACAACGAACGTGCGGGCCTTGTCTTGGGGCAGATGATACCGCATCTCGATAACCTCGCCTTGCTCGGGATCAACCAGCCGCCGGAGCACGTAGATGTCGTGGAGCCAGACCAGCTTTGAGTCCACCACCCCTTCGGCATCCTTGGTCTCTAGGTATACTCCGCCCCCGATACCGCGCTTGTAGGGGTACGGCAGAGGAGGAAGCACCATCTTGCCGTCGCCGCGGACTTCCACGACCAGCTTCGTGCCTTCTGGAGCCTCGAACACTTCCACAGGGCCCTCGGCCTGTATCAGGGAGTTCCCCAAAACAATCGGGGACTTGATTTTGCCCCAGTGCGGGCAGCCTTCGCAGCCGCCGGGGTTCAACTCGTCAAACCGCACACAGAGATAGGGACCCTTGATCTGGGAGGCCTTGTACGCAGTGTCTTCAGCGTCGTAGTCCGGGTGCCCCGCAGACAGCCAATGGATGGCCTGCTGCTCGGCGCAGTGTGTCGCGATGGACAGCCCTGCACGCCACAATGGTTCTGGCACAGTTGTCGGGTCTGACAGCATGGCCCCTATCTGTGCGCAGCCGGTGCCCGCAGCGGTCTTTCGGGCGATCTTCTTGAACGATGCTTCTATGTTGCCCCGCAGGGCATCCATGACAGCGCTGGTGCCTACCACGGCGGCGGCCGCAGCGGAAACCTTCATGGCAGGGTCTGCAAACAGGCCTGCTGGTGCCGAGACCGCTGCGTGGGGCGCTATGCACGCATTGAACAGCTCAAGAGATGTTGCCTCATGATCCCCGTTGGCCAGTATCGTGACCGGGTTCGGCGGGGTGTCCTTGTAGTTGTGGGTGCCCGGCATGCGCAGCACCCGTGCAGCATCTGCAGTTGCCGTGGTATCGCAGCAAAAGCCTAGTGTCTTGCAGGCCGACTTGAACCGTGTCGCCACAGGCAGCCAGCTTGCATAGGGCACCGCAGAAGTGAGCGGCCAGTAGACATGCAGGCCCCGGCCCGAGTTTACGATGATCGGTTTTGGCAATTTCAGCTTCTTGACGAAGCCGCGCAGAGACAGCAGTGCTTCTCCTTGGTTGGGGTAGTCCTTGCCCGCCCCGCAGTCCAGATCGAGAAAGAAAGACCCCATCGAAGTAACGTTGCCAGCCTCACGGCTGTCTGCTGTAGCGAAACGCCCCAGCGCGAAATAGGCATCACGCTCGTTGCTGTCGAAGTTTAAGGCCGCATGGATAGCGGCCTCTGGGGTATCGTAGAATTTCTGGGTGCGTTTGCCCTTGTCGGGCCCTAGTGCAAGGATGCTGTAGTATCCGGCGTCCCCCGTGACACGCCTTACGAAGTCTGTTGTTTCCATAGCCGCCACTCTTTGGATGATGCTCGCCAAGGCTGGTGCCTTTACCCCCTCGGCGAGCTTTGTTTCAGTGACCTGCGACCTTATTCGTCGTCATCGTCATCCCACTGCCCAATGATGCTGGCCAGATCCGTCTTGGTCTCCGCAACAGCCGCAGGCTTGGTCGTGCGCTTGATGGGCGCATCTTCGTCCTCGTCTTCGACCGGAGCAGGCTTGGGCTTCGGCTTGGGCTTTGGCGCGGGCTCTTCGTCCTCTTCTTCGACCGGAGCAGGCTTCGGCTTCGGCTTCGGCTTCGCCTTCGGCTTCGGGGCAGGGTCCGCCGACTTAGGCTTGACGCCGTCGCCTTGGGACACGGTCATTGTCAGTGCAGCCTTCGCCGCATCGCTGTCCCGTGCGTCCACAGCAGCGCGGAGCTCGTCCTCATCCAGTGGGCGGACAGGCTTGAAGTACAGCTTCGGCGTCTCTGTGTCTTCGTCGAAGGACACCTCGGTCACGATGGCCGTGATCGGAGTACTGTGGACCCCCAGCAGCTTGGCATACGCCTGCATGCCCATCAGGCCCTTGTTCGCCTCGCCGAAGATTGACGTGGCAGGGAGCTGCATCTGGTACACGGTGTTCTCCGGGTCGCCTTCCAGCACCACGGCAAGGCGCTGGCTGAAGCGGCATGCACGTGAGTCGCCCTGCCCAGAGCCCTTGATGTTCATCGGGCAGTCAGTGCAGCTGGCCGACATCTTCTGGTCTTCAGGCACGTCTGGGCTCGGCACCCGGGTATCAGAGGACCAGCAGACTGGCGCCGTGGCGCTGTTCGGGTCGTAGGTGCCTTCATAATAGGTGCGCGCCAGAGGGGCAGCGTTCGCGATGATAAGGTTGAGCTGGCCACCTTTGAACACGCGCACTTGCTCGCCACCGATGATCTCACGGAAGCGGCCGCCTTTGATACTGATACGCGGGATGCCGATAGGGTTGCCCGCAAGGGTTTTGTTCGTATCCAGCAGGGACTTGAACAGGTCGCTGGTCACCATCGAGTTCCCGGCGCCACCGAAAAGGGTCATTGCATCACTCATTGTTATCTCCAGAGGTTGTAGGTTTTTGTTGTGCAGCCTCAGCGTGGGACTGCAGGGCAGTGACGACCGCGGGCAGGTTAAAGCGGTACACGGAGCCCAGTTGGATGTATGTATCCTTGGGGACTGTGCCCGCCCGCACCCAACTGCGGAAGGTAGAGAGGGACACCAGAAAATGCTTCGCAGCGTCCTCCAGCGTCACATAGGGAGTGGGGTTCGGTGTCATGCTTTCCTCACAGAAATGGAATACTCCGAATCGACGTTCAACGCCGGGAGCGTGATTTCAGGGTTCTCCTCAATGTACGCCTTAACCGCCGTCTGGTTCAAGCGCTTCTCAAGGAACTCGGGTAGGCTGTGCTCCATGATGAAGGCATGCATCGCCTGCCAATCGCCCGTCCAGTAACGGGTCTTCGTGGAGCGGTAGAACAAGCCGCTGGCCGTGCGGACAGAGTCCACGCCATGCTCCTTGCAGTGGTCCAACAGCGCCCGCTTGATGGTGTCCATCTGCTCAGTGAACTTCTTGTCCTCGGTGTCGTACTCCAGCTTCAGCTTCGCCTTCGCGTCGCGGATGCGGATGTAGGCTTTGGTCATCTTGCCCACCATTGCCGACTCTGTGTTCTCGGTTGTCATTAGCTGTTCTCCAGTGGTTATAGCGCTTATCTAATAGTGCGCGGTTACTTAGTCAAGTATTTCTTTGTAGAGGGTCGTAAGTTTCATGTGGTCACCTTCGCGGGTGTCCAGCATGCTGTACAGGTGTCGCTCCACAGGCGATCCCTGCAGCTGCACCACCGTGCACTTATCCGTCTGGCCAGACCGGTGTACCCGGGCGTTGGCCTGTGCGTATATTTCCAAGGACGATGTTGGCCCCCACCAGACCACGACGTTCGCCGCTGTCAGGGTCACACCATGCGCTGCTGCCTGCGGCTGGATCAGCAAGACCTGCGGGTCTGCTTCACGCTGGAACCGCTGGAAAATCTCCGTGCGCTTGCTCACAGGCACGTCGCCTCGGATGATGTCCACAGAGTAGCCGTCAGCCCGCATCTTCTCTGCCAAGATGTCGGTGATGTGCGTATAGGGCACGAATACCAGAACCTTCTTGGACGCCTCGGCTATGACTTCCTTGAGCACCGTGTAGCGGTTCCCGATGTCGAACTCCAACACGTTGCCGTCGTCGTCGTACACGGCGCCGCAACTAATTTGGATTAATTTATTCATGCCCACCGCAGCGTTCACCGCGGACACGACAGACCCCGAGGTCTCCAGCAGGAGGTTCTTGCGCAACTTCTCGTAGTAGGTTTTCTGCTGCTTTGTGAGCTCCACGGCGCGCTTGACGTACACCATATCTGGTAGGTCCATGCACTCTTCCTTGGTGAAGCGGATGGCCGGCTGCAGGGCTTTGTGCACGATCTGGGACGACTCTTTTCGGGGCACCCACTTGAACTGGGTGATCTTAATCATCACCATGTCCTTGAAGGAGCTGAACGTGCGGGGCACCCCGGTGGGGTTCACGAGCTTCGCCAAGCCGTAGGCGTCCTCTGGGCCCTGCGCGGCAGGTGTGCCAGTCATCATCCACAGCCACGTGTCGGGGCACGCCTTCAGGATCGCGTTGAGTGTCTTCCACCGCTTGCTCTGGGCGTTCTTATAGGACGTGGCCTCGTCCACGATTATCAGATCGAAGCCGCCGTTGATGATCTCGTCTTCCACAATCTCCACGCCGTCGTAGTTGATGATGACGAACTCCGCGCCCTCGGCGAGAATCTTCTTGCGCTTGACGGGGGTGCCGTGGGCGATGCTCACCGTGCGGTGCATGGCGAAGCTAAAGAGGTCGCCCTTCCATGCCACGTCCATGATTGACACTGGACAGATCACCAGCACCCGGCGGATGCGTTTGGTTTTCATCAGGAAGTCCGCGGCCCATATGGTGCTGGCTGTCTTGCCTGAACCTGCCTCGGAAAAGCAGAACGCCTTCTTGTGCAGCGTGAGAAAGGCTGCGGTCTTCTTCTGGTGGGACATAGGCTTGTGCAGCCCGGTCCACTGATAGCGGCCCTCGATAGGAGAGGGGACCTTTATGTTCATGGCGATCAAGCGCTGCACTGTGGGCATGTCCCACCGCACCAGCACCTCGTGCTCCCCCAAGAGGTGGGCTTTGTCCACCGCCGCCATGATGTGGGCAGGCTCCTTGACTCGCAAGAGCAAGGCTTTGTTGTCGATGATCTGCATGGTTTCTCCAGTGGTTAGGGCTTCTCGCCCTTCTTGTGCCCGTTGCGGGCCCGGTTCTTCGACGGTGCCTCGAGCGTGTAGCCGTCAGAGTTCTTGCCACCCTTGGCGATGGCCTTCTTGTGGCTGACATCCTTGCCCTTGCGGGGGACGCCCTTCTTGTCCAGCGCGCGGCGGGCACGCTGCCGCTCCATGCGACCCTCGTGTTCACCGCGCGACTGTTGCAGTTCATATTCGCGTTTGTAGGGTCGTGGCGACTTCGTGTACGGCATGGTGGCCTCCTTTAGAGCTTCGGTCGCCACTTATACCACGGGATACGCGCAGAGTGAGCAGGCTCATTGTCCATGGTGGGGGCACTCCGTTACAGGGCAATAGTTGCGGCACAGGCCCGAGGGGCTCGGGTTCCATACGCCAGTCTCGAACGCTCCGAGCAGCTTGGAGTATTTGGCCAGCCACCCCGCCCACATCTGCTTGCGATCGCGCCTGTGGTAGGTGGCCTTTATCATCTGGTTCGGGACCACAAAGAGCAGGGCCCCGCGCACTTCCTTGATCTCAGGGTACAAGGCGAAGATCATGATCGCCATGAGCTCCAGCTGCCCGGTGTCTGCGTACCGGCTGGACTTGCCAGTCTTGTAGTCCACGTAGAAAGCCACGCCCTTCTCACGCTGCAAGATGATGAGGTCACCGATGCCCCGCACAAAGCAGTCCTTGGCGAAGAAGGTGCAGCCCTCCAGCTTGGTGTTCAGGGCCATCTTGAGTTCGCACAACCGCTCCCCCTTGATATTCTTCAACGCGTCCAGCACTGGCTTCACGTGGACGAACCGGCCCTCGAGCTCGGTGTCGTCCCGCACGTACTCCTCGCATGCGGTGTGGAACTCCTCGCCATAGGCTGTCGCCGCGGTCGGAGCACTCGTGTACTCCTTGGTGACGCGGGTGTGGTAGTATTGTTTGGCGCATGTCAGAAAGCCTTTGAGGCTGCTGAACGACCATGCTGGTAGTTTGTTCATCAAGTGTCTCCATAGTTCTGGGCAGAGCCCGCTTCACAATCGACTGGCAAGCCCTTGGCCCACTTAGGCAGCCAGCGCATGCAGTCCTCCACGTAGGCCTTGGCTGTCTCTTCCTCCGCCTTGGGCACGACAATAAGTGCGGAGTCGTGCACGGTCAGGGCGATGGGGTATTCTTTTTTGATCTGGAGCATCTGCTCCGCCACGATGATGCGGGCCAGCGCTTGTGTAACATTCTCGATCACAAGAGCGCCGTATACCTTCTTGCGGCTGGTGCCGCGCCCTGCGTAGTCGAACTGCCACCCTCGCTCGGTCTGGTGCCCTTGCAGGTCGGGGTACTGCACGTAGAGGCCGGAGGGCAGGCGGATGCCGAACCGGTCTGGATCCACCCCAAGGACACCGGGCTTGCCGAAATGGTAGGCCGTCTCACGGGTCATGTAGGTCAGCATGTTCCCCGCGTCTTTCCACAGCTTGACGATACGTGGATTGGCCGCGCGGTAGATCTTCACGATACGCTGGCACTCGTCCAGCTCGAGGGGGATGCCGTAGGTGCCTTTCATGGTCCCCTGAAACTTGTCGGGGCCCATGCCAAATCCGCAGCCCAGAACCACACCCTTGCCCACCTGCCGCTGGTCTTTGGTAACGTCGGCTTCCAGCACGCCGTAGATGGGGACCGCCATCTTCTTGTAGGGGTCTTCCTTGTCCCGAAAGGTCTGGAGCATGTCCGCCTGCTCCGCGAGCCACGCCAGAACACGCGCTTCGATTTGGGAGGAGTCGGCCTCGATGATGACATACCCGGGAGGAGCTTCGATGGTGGACTTTATCTTCTTGGCGTTGGGCCCCCGGCTCGGCAGGTTTTGCAGGTTCACGGAGTCTGAGTTGTGCACGAGCTTGCCATTGGCCACGAACCGGTGCCGGGGCCCGCAATTCTTGATGTCATAGACTGGGACGAGCATATTTGCGCCTCTTTGTTATCTCTGTGTTGCTTTGCCCCTGCTTGATCCACATTCGCAGGGTCTCATATGTCAGGTCTGGGCGCTGCGCTTGGAGGGCCCGGATGCGCTCGCCGGTTATGGACCGCTTGTAAGCCCTCTTGTTGCACGCCTGTTCCTTGCGAGTAGCCCAGCGCAGATTACCCGGCTCGTAGTGCCGGTTATTGTCGATCCGGTCTATGCTGTGGTCCTTTGAGGGGCGGGGGCCTGTGTTGGCTAGAACCCAAGCAGCTGCGGCGAGGGGCGTCGGGAAACAAAACTGTATCCCGCGCCCTCCATAGTCAGAGTAGGAAGCACCTGCGGGGTTGGTACAGCGCTGTCTGGCGCCCACCATGATGGACACTAGCGCACGGGCATGCGCAAGGGGGTGCGGGGTACGGGGGCGCGCGGCGGCTGCATCTGAAGCCTTCTTGGCCAGCTGCGTTCTTTGCGCCGGGGGGAGTGTAGCCATCCGGGCCTTGGAAGCGCAGCTCCGGCACATCCTCGTCCCTCCCGACAGCAGGTCCGACACGCGAATTGAAGCCCCGCGTCCGCAAGTACACTGACACAAAACCTTAGACTTTGATGCGACCGCGCCTGTGCACGTTCGGGTCCACTGCGTCAGGATCAGGGCGCCCTCCAGACGTGAGGTAGTGGCCTCCCTGCATCGCGTCTCGTAGGCCAATCTCTCCGGCGTCCGTAAATACAACATGGTCTTCTGTCCCCCTCACCCCATCCCACTCGATCACTTCAGCAAACCCGCTGAACACGACCCCCTCGTGCTGTACGAAAGCTACCCCGTCCCATACGAGGTCGTCGGGCATGACATCTGTTATCTTCTTCTCGTGCATAGTGCCTGAAGTGTCAAGCACTGTGACCGCAGTATCGGCCACTAAGCATCCAGACCAGCGCCCTGTGTGTGCCCCATAGTACCGAAGCGGCACCGGGAACATACCCCGGTCAGCGATCCCGATGAACCGCGCGGTGCGCGTCTCTTCGAGGGTGGACTTGTTCCCAAGCCGCGCTGCAACGAGGGCCTGCACGTCAGGGTCGTCGTGCTCAAGCAGCGCCTTGAACTCCTCGTCGGTCTTGGCGAAGGCCCACGCTTCCTTGCCGGTGGTGGCGCTGACCTTGCGTGGGGGGTCCACGCCCATGTCCTGCAACAACCCTGCAAACTTATCGTTGGACATCAGGTCCTTCTTGTCCGCCCCCACGCGGTCCAGCAACGCCTGCTTGGCCCTGACAGTCTCGATCAGGTGGGCTTCCAGCTTGGGCTTGTTCAGTTGCAGCTGGGGTTCTGTGAACATGCGCAACGTCATGTCAATCAGCTGGAGTTCCTTTTTCGGGAACCCCCCGGGGATAGAGCCCATGAAGATGTTGAAGAGCTGATAGCACAGGTCAGTGTCGTGCTTGCAGTATTTGCCGTAGGCTGCCAGCTCGGTAGGGGTGAAGTCTGCCCGCCGCATCCCCATCGCCCGCAGCACCTCGTCCCCCTTGGGCGGCAGGTTGTACCGCTTGGCGAGGGCTGCGAGGCCGTGCGATGCGTCGGGGCCATGAATGGCCCGTGACATAGACAACGTGTCCAGCCACAACTTAGGCTTGATGCCTAAGCGCCACGCAAGGATCGCCCCGTCGAACAGGGTGTTGTGCGCGAGGATCGCAGCGTTTGACCAGTCGATGGTGTGCAGCGCCGCGTATATCTCGAGGATGTCGCCCGAGAGCCACTTGGCTTTCTTGCCATTCTTCTTGACGGACAGCCCGATAAGTTCAAACCGGGGGTCCCGCACGTATTCTTCCGTGGTGATCTTGGATAGGCTGTACTCCTTGGAGTAAAACGTCTCCGCGTCTATCGTATAAAGATCCATTAGTTATTCCTCCTAATCCAGTCTGCAAACAACTTCTAGTGAGCTGCTAGGGCACCTTTCTCCAGTAGCTGCCGAGGGCGCTTGCACGCTTCGACAAGATTAGATCAGCGCGCCTCCCCGCAGCCCACAGCGTTATGCCATGGCCGGGGGACTTGCCGACAGAGCCGTCGGGCCGCTCGAACTTCGGCTTGCCCAGCACCAACATCATCCCTTTGGCTCTCTTGGCGGCGTCTTGCCACCACGGGGCGCTTGTGCGGTCGGGCGTCAGTGCGATCCCGTTACCGTGCAGGAAGAACTTGTCTAGCCACGGCGAAAGCCCGTTGCGCCCCCCAAAGGGCGGGTTCATCCAAACAAAACCTTGCCATTGCGCGGTCAGGCTGTCCGAACTGATCCATCCTTTGCAGGGTACGTGTTGCGGCCCTTCCAGTGGGGCTGCAACGTCGAGGTCAAAAGTTACGCCCAAGGCGTCAAAGATATATTTTGGGGTATACCAATCGTCTGTTGCGCCGGGGGCTTCCCACGCGCTCATTGGTCACCCTCGTCGGCGTTCTTCTCCCGGCGCGCGAGAGCTTCGCCAACATCCCGATGGATGCGCGCGGCCATCAAAGCCGCGGCACCAACCAAGAAAAACAGCACGAGCCACAGGATTGAGGTGGCTACGTAGCCCAAGCACGCCATCACAGGAACTCGCCATGCTTGGCACTGATCGCGATCAAGTGCTCTGCCTGCGAGCGGGCGTCGTCCAGCGCGTTGTGGTGGGTGCCGCTGCGAGCCATCTTCACGTCAGGATACATACCCTTAACAGTGCGGTAGCACTTGTCTTTCCGGAACTCCCACATCGGCACGCCGCATCGCCTCCCCGACTCGCGCGTCAATACGTTGTCAAAAGGTGCCCCTTTGCCCCATACGCCTTTTAGGCTGTCACCGTAGGCGCATACAAACTGCATAAAGTCGCGCAAAGCCACGTCAAGTCCAATGGCTTCGTCTTGGGCTTCGGTCAGTGCGTTGCGAGCACTGTCTCCTTGCCGCAGCCACCACATGACAGTGCTGGGGTCAATAACGGCACCTGAGCGCACGGCGCTGTGAAGCGACACAACGCGGTAGAACGTCTCGTCAGTCACGCCCATGGCGTTAAACGCCACGGCACCAATAGCCACGATTGGTGCATCCGGGCGAGTGCCCATGGTCTCTAGGTCAAGCATGATGTGCATCAGTTTGTCTCCTCAATAAGCAGATAACAGGCTGCGAGGTAGACGATTGCCCCAAGCACCTCGGCCTGCGCGCGGGCGGGTTCCTTACGGCCCAGCATGCCAGAGGCTTCCTGTGTTTTCTTCATGGCTTGGCCGAGGGAGTACCCGGGCCCCACCATACGTCCGATCTCCATGATGGGTTGGCGGTCAAAGGGCTTGCCGTTGGCGTGGCGCTCCTTGCCTTTGCCTGCGGCCGCTTGGTTGTAGGCCGCGCCCAAGACGCGGCCCAGCCCTACGTAGTCGGGATTCTCAATCATGTGCTTTCTCCAGTGGGTTGTTGTTTAAGACGGTGTATCACGCTGCGCAGCGGTGCGCAAGGCAATCATAGCGTAGGCGTTGGTAAAGAATGGTCTCAGACCTCGTTTAGGGTCTTTTGCTATCCAATGGGCAGCGGTCAACTGCGCCGGGGACATCTTATTCAGAGTCGCCAAGAGCTGTGTTTGCTTTGGCGGCTTGTGCTTGCGTCGGGTCATGGCTTGGCCTCCTGTGCGGGGGATAAGGCACGTATCTTGAGCGTTATAACTGACGCCTCATCTTCGCGTATTGGTGCGCTGGAATGGGCTGACATGAAGGCCGTGCGTGATCTGGCAAGACTAACATCGGAGGCATCTTTAAGCCCCTCCGCATACCCATCTGCCTTTGCCGATGCCAGCGCGGCCTCGGCAACGGCAAGGCTGGCTGATAATGCCGCTATTTGGTCTATGTATGGCTGGCATACTCGCCGGGTTTTCGGTGGGTATCCCATCGGTAATATTTCGTCGGTCATTCCCCGTTACCTCTCTCCCAATATCCGCGTTCATAGGCGGCGCGGGCGTTGTCACGCTCGTCCTCAAGTTTTTGCTCAAGCACCACCTCACGCGCCAAGGATGCGGCAAGCTCGCGGTGCAGGTCTGGTGCGGCGGCGATTAGGGCCGCGTTCCAATGATTAGGTGTTTCCCCCGCTGTTGGGTAGTAGGTTGTATCACAACCAAAATTGCAAACTGCGGTTTCGCCGCTATAAAATCCTCCCAGCCAATCACCTTTACCGAGGTCAAGTTCCCACGTCCCAGGCGTAAAGCCTGTCAGGCGTGCGATTAGTTCTTGTGGTGTTTCGGTCATAGCTTTACCTTTTGCATAAAGTCATCAACCTGATCGAAGTGCAGCCAGCCGTCTTTGTACCTCGGGCGGCTATTCGTGGCGGGTTGGATAAACTCGTCAACACCCCACATTTTTACCAATGCGCAGGTATCACCCAACTCGCAAAGTTCTTTGCCTTCGAGGTCTTTGAAGGCGTAGTAATTCTTAGGTAGTTTCCAGTCGGGTTTCATAGCATCCTCCAAACAAGCCAGCCCAGACCTGCCCATGTGGACAGGCATAGCGTGGCGAAAATAATCAGTACACCAGCGCCGGATTTACTCACGCGGTGCGGGCAGTCGCGGCCTTGGCGGCAATTGTGATTGCAGCAGGTCATGGCTTCACCTCATCGCGGCATGCGTGTAAAGTACACTCGGGAACGCTGGCCCGCCTGTGTTGATCTTGGTCATGGCTTGGCCTCCAGCGCCTTGATGGCTTCACGCGGGCGTGGGTCGCGGTATCCGTCAACCTTGCATCGCTGTCCGGGCAGCAGAATTGATGCGTGGGCTTTTGGTCGTGCAATCGCGCATTGCGGGCAATCTATGCCGCGTTCTGCACGGTCAGCTTTCCGCGCGTCCCGAATGTCGTTGTAGTAGTCGCCCATGTCACCCATCGGTCAGTCTCCATTTGTTGCGTTGCAGTTCCAGCGCCGGCCGATACAGGGCCTTGCGCAAATCGGTTGGCATCGTTGCCAGCGGGCCAAGGTCGCGGCCAAGGCGGACCACGTCTGCTTTTGTTAGGTTTGTCATTGTGTTGGTTCCTTTGGTTGGGTTGGTTGTGGATCGTGGTAGGTGCTATGTCAGCCAAGGCTTGCGCCGCCAGACAGTCACCGTGCCCCCGTAGGTTTGCGGCCGGCTCTCGACGATTTGTAGCTTGGGATTGCCGGGGCAGGTGGGGCAGGTCAGCATGACTCGCACTCCCCATCACAATCCTGCTTCTTGAGCCGCACAATTATGCGGTACTTGGCGCTGCTGGTCTTTTTCTTGGTCAAGCCCACGGGGCCAGTGTACCTCATGTGACCATAGGTGCAGATGTACGCCGAGACCTTGACAAACCCGACGTTCGACAGGCACCGAAGGGTTTCTGTCCGCCCAATAGCGAAGTCACTCCAACGAGTGCCCTCGGGCTTACCAGACCAGCGGCGCTGGTTTGGGATGTAAGTGTACTGGGTCTCCGTCACGCCCGGTCCTCCCACTCGTCAACGTCAGCGCGGTGTGGGCTGCACGTGAACCATTCCTTTGCTGGGTTGGTCGTGCTTGGCGAGGTGCGCAGCTCAAACTTGGAACAGCCGCCCTCATTGAAGAGGGTCAGCAGGTGGCCACGGGCCACGCCTACATCGTGCCAGCCCAGCGCGGTGTTCACTTGCTCAGGGGTCCATACGCCGCCTCGCGTCAGGACATTCGCCACCAAGCCCAGCGGGGTTGGCGCTCCAGAGAGGAGCTTCATAGACAGCACCTGCCATGGCGTGCGTTCCGTATCGCGCGGGTTCGGCACAAGCGTTGCGTCGTAGGCGCTGCCTATCGTTGCGTTCAGGGAGTCGGCAATCCGCCCCGGCACAAACACGGAATCGGCACGGCCTTCCGTGGTCACAGCAAACGTCGAGCCAGAGGGTAGTCGGTGGGTGATTGTAATCTGCGGCATTGCTAGGTCTTTCTGTTGAGGGCAGAGGTTACCTCTGCGATATTGGTCTCGTTTATTACGAGCGCGATGCCCCCCGCGGCTGTGATGGCCGCGAGGTTCTTGCTTTGTAGGGGGGTGGGCTTGTTCGTCCCTGCCTTGCACTCGATGCCGAAGAACAAGCCTTTGTGGCAACCCACTATGTCGGGAACGCCCGAGGCACCGTAGCCGCCCGTAGCGGGGAAGAAGTAATACGCCTCCATGCCCTTCAGCAGGGCGACGACCTCCCGCTTTACTTTTTTCTCGGGGGTGTCAGCCATTACGTTTCCTTAGTTGGGGCAATGATCCAGAAGACCGTTGCAGACATCCGAAGCCCAACACCTTCGATGGGCCGGGGCGGAGGAGGTATCTCCATAAGCCCCAACGCCATCAGCCGGTCAGTGACCCACATAGGCTCGGTGCCCATAGTATAATCACCACTTGGAAGTAGATCAACACATACCTCACTGAATGGTTGTAGCACAACACGTGTCGCGTCCATAACTTCAGCACGTATCGTGCGGTCCCGGTTCTTGCCCATCCAGTGCATGACCCCCGCGTGTAGCGTCGCTGCGGGGCCCCACTTCAACAAGTCCCCTACGGCCTGCCATCTTGCCATCAGTGCGCCTTCCCCGCCACTGGGCCAACGGAGGCTACAAGCAGCCGGATCTTGCGGATCGCGTTGCGCAGCTCTGTGTGGTCCTCGGGGTCGCTGACCCCGTATGTGGCCCCCGTGGGTTGGTGGCGCACCTGCCACCCCGTACCACAAGGTTCAATCACGAAGTTGGGGGTCGCCCCCCGGCTGTCCTTAATCATATCGTATCCTTTCTCTTAGTCCCGAGGACTAAGTGTTACCAACCAAAGCCGGGCAGAGCTGCGATCGCTGCGTCCAGCTGCTTCTTTGTATCCGCCTTGTGGTAGGGGTCGTCCCGCAGAGCGAGGGCCGACGTGCCATTGAGGGTTTCGCTGAGGACACGCTGCATCCGCACCATGTCCGGGTCGTTGGTGATGTTGCACGTCTCCATCATGGCCACGAGGTCATGCGCCCGGTCAATCACGCTGTCGTAGATGCGCCGTGCCTTCTCCCCTTCCGCTGTCGGCTCCAGCTGCCGGGTCAGGGTGGTCAGGGTGTCGCGCAGCCGGGCCCAGATGTCGTCCATGGCGGACTTGATCTGCGTGTCGAAGTAGGAGGAATACTCCTTCTGCAAGGCTGCCTTGGCCTCGGCCTCCATATCCACACGCCAGTCGCCTGCATCAGGCAAGGGCACGAAGCTCATGCGGAACGCGAACTTGTCCCGGATGGAATCGACCGTGGGGTATTCCTCGCGGTTGAACAGGGTGCCCAACTTGAGCTCGGAGGCGGAAATCTCCCAGCTGTATGCCTTGAGGAACGCGTTGGCCAAGCGGTGGAACTCGTCTTGCAGGGCCGTCATCTGCTTCTGGTACTTGAAGAACTGCGCCGTGGGGAGCAGGCGCAGGCCGAGGTCGGACCATGGCATGGTCATGGACCGGTGCAAGCTACGCACATTCTCCGAGAACTTCTGCACAGCATCGAGCTCTGCGCAGTCGCCCAGCAGGTTCTTGTTGACGCTGGCCACACCCCGTGCAGCACCGCTGGAGCGGGTCACCGCCTCGGATGCCGTCTTGTCCCGCTTACGTGCCGTCCACACAGAGATGGACAGGTCCACCAGCATAGCCGCGCTGGACACCGACGGGGCACTCTGCCCGAAACCCGCAGGCAGCTGGATCGGGTTAGGCTTGTTTGTGATATTGATTGTCATGGTGTTTGGTCTCCTACAATGGATGTTAATCTAAAAGCGACGATACGATCCGCCGCTATGGATACAGACTCCTTGTCGTTACGCAGGGTCAGGAACCCTGTGTCTCGTATCTTCTGGGTGAAGAACTCCCCGATCCCCGGGCCCACTGGCACGTGCAGCGCCACCATGCCTCCGCCGGTCACCTGCACTTCAACAAGGGACCACTCCGTGGGGTATTTTGGTTTTGTCATTCTTTTTCTCTCCTTGGTTGGACTTAGTCGGGATGACTAAGTTAGTTGTCGCCGTCGCCGGAGCCGTCGCCGGAGCCGTAGCCATCGCCGTAGCCGTTGCCGAAGCCGTAGCCGAAGCCGTTGCCGAAGCCATCGCCGTTGCCGTTGCCGAAGCCGTAGCCGAAGCCGTTGCCGAAGCCGTTGCCGAAGCCGTAGCCGTCGCCGTCGCCGTAGCCGTAGCCGTCGCCGTAGCGGGACCCCGCCCACACCAGCGGGCGCAGGAACGTCCAGATCATTGTTCACCTCTGTTCCCATTGCCGTAGCCGTAGCCGTCGCCGTCGCCGTCGCCGTCGCCATCGCCGTAGCCGTAGCCGTCGCCGTAGCCGTTGCCGTTGCCGTTGCCGTTGCCGTGGCCGTGGCCGTAGCGGGACTTCGACCACACCAGCGGCCGCAGGAAAGTCCAGATCATAGCGCTGCGTAGAGGCACTCTACCTGCATAGTGTGGGTTGAGCGCTCGAACCCGTGGTGTCTGATCTGGAAGATCCGCTCTGGTGCGAGGTCAGAGAGCTCGGTGTCCATGCCATTGGGCAATTCTGGGATCAGGTATGGCCGGTGGAGGGGCTGCTCGGGGCCGTGCCGATACCCTGAGCTGGAATACTTAGGCGCTAGCTTATGGGCGTCGTCGTTGCCCAGCGCACACCATGCGGTACAGGCCGCATGCAGATTGTGCAGAGCTTTCTTCTCCTCCGGGGTGCGCTTGACCGGCACACGGACCGGGATGTTGTCGCCGACGGCCTTGCTCTGCGGGCTGGGGATGTAGGCCATGGGCCGGTTGTAGTGGTTCACACCAACTGCCGACCACGCGGACGCCCACTGCCACGCGGCGTTGCGCCCCTTGTCGTTTCGGTAGTTGCTACCAATACCCACGCTGCGCCCGGTGCTCGCATCGAGGAGCAGGAGCTGCGAGTCTCCTCTGTTGATCCACGCCTTGGGCAGGGGCTTGGCTGCCAGAACGTCGGCGTCCTGCCTGCACAGTGCGAGCACCGCGCGTGCCTCGGGGGTCAGGCTGTCTTTGCCAAGCGACAGTGCGGGGCAGTCCCCTTCCACGCTGCTGACCACACGCAGGTCACTCTCGCCCCGCCCGAGCCTGCGCTCCATGCCGCGATGATCGGGCTTGAAGTCCCGCGCCGAGAGCAGAACTTCGCCGCTCTCGAACACGATCAGATTGTGCTCGGGCTCGTTGTAGAACCGCTTGAAGCGATCCCAGCGGGCGTCTTTGTTGTCGAATGTTGGGAGTTTCATGTTGTTTGCTTTCCTTTGGTTGGGCTTAGTCGGAATGACTAAGTCAGTTGCCGTAGCCGTAGCCGAAGCCGTAGCCGTCGCCGAAGCCGTAGCCGAAGCCGTAGCCGTAGCCGCCGCCGTCGCCGTAGCCGTAGCCGTAGCGGAACCGGGACCACACCAGTGGGCGTAGAAAGCCCCAGATCACAGCTCGTGACCCTTGATGTGTGTCGTGGCCCCGTGGGCGGGGCGGGCGCTCTTGTTGTCGAGGATAGTCCACAGGACCGGGCAGGTCCACGTTCCCCAGCCGCCGCCGAGGTAGCCGTCAGTCAGCACGATGACCGCCTGTGGTGCGATACCATTCTTGTTGAGGAACTCCGGCACGCACTCGACCATGGTGCCGCCACCGCCCGCAGGCTTAGTCGAGGCGACTAAGTTGGGCAGGTCTTGCTCGAGATACACCTCGTGTCTGCACACTTCGGTATCCCAGTACAGCAGGTGGACGCGCTCGGGGCGCACGGAGTCTGCGATGCCGCGGACCTCGCTCAAAAACGATGCCAGTTGCGGTCCTCCGATAGACCCCGACGTGTCTATCGCCACGCAGATGTCCTTGACGCGCTCGGTGGTGCCACTGGGCATGTAGTAGCCGCCGATGAAGCGACGGTTGGGCCGCTTCCACGTGGAGAAGTCAGACCCTGCGCAGGTTGTCGTGATGAAGTCGCGCAGCGCTGTGCGCCAATCCACCTGTGGCTGCATCAGGTCGTCGAGGGAGCGATCGCCACCGGACCCCGTCTTGCCTGCCATCAGCGCGCCTTGACGCACTGCCTCGTCAATGTCACGGGCCAGCGCTTGCTTGTCCGCATCGGGCATATCCTGCGCCCCGTCCCAGTCGTGCATATCGAAACCTTGACCGGACTGGCCCTCGCCTTGGCCCTCGCCTTGGCCCTCGCCTTGGCCCTCGCCTTGGCCCTCGCCTTGGCCCTCGCCTGACTTGGCGTTCTTGAGCAGATCGTGGAACACCGCAGCGCTGTCCCAGTCGCGGTACTTCTCGTCGAAGCAACCGGTCCGCAGGGCACCGGTCATGGTGGCGAAGTGATCTGACTTGTTGTCATCTACCAGCTTGATGTTGATGACGAAGTCGCAAGCCTGATTGGCCATCTGAGCATGGCGCAGGTACATCCACCGCCACGTGGTCAGGTGCTTGTACAGCTTGTGATAGTTCTCGTGCAGGACGAGGAACCGCAGCTCGGAGTCCTTGAGCGATGCGATGAAGTCGGGGTTGTAGACCTCATTCATGCCGTCCGTGGCCGCAGTATTCACAGGGCTGCGACGTATGTGGGTATCCACCGTGCGGCTGCCGATCATCAGCACGCCCGCCAAGGCGCGATACCTCTCGTGGTGCATGATCGCAATGACAGCCTTTTGCAGGCGCTGTTCTGGAGTGAGTTTGCCGTTCCCAAACATGGGGTATTCCTTCCTTGATTGGACTTAGTCGGGATGACTAAGTCAGTTGCTGTTGCCGTAGCCGAGGCCGAGGCCGTAGCCGTCGCCGCTACCCCATCCGTTGCCGCTGCCCCATCCGTTGCCGTAGCCGCGGCCGTAGCCGGGGCCGTGGCCGTGGCCGTAGCCGTCGCCGTAGCCGGGGCCGTGGCCGTCGCCGTAGCCGTAGCCGTCGCCGTCGCCGTAGCGGGACTTCGACCACACCAGCGGGCGCAGGAACGTCCAGATCATTGTTCACCTCCGTTCCCATTGCCGTAGCCGCAGCCGTCGCCGTCGCCGTCGCCGTCGCCATCGCCGTAGCCGTAGCCGTCGCCGTAGCCGTTGCCGTTGCCGTTGCCGTTGCCGTGGCCGTGGCCGTAGCGGGACTTCGACCATACCAGCGGGCGGGCAAAGAGCCAGATCATTCGCTACTCTTTACCCACGCAGTGAACGACCCGTAGTCGGGGGCGCTCGCGTGCTCCTCGGTGTAGTAGGCGTCGTGCTCCTCATACACAATTTTGCGGAGTTCTTTCTCTACTGCTGGCACCTCTGCCCCGTAGTCTGCGATCCCAGCGGAGACGCGCAGATTCTCCCACTGGTCCCGGTCCAGCAAGGCCACGAGGGTATCAGGCCAGCCCGGCTGCCCCCTGTGCATCTGCTCGTTACCAAGCAAGGCTGCCATGGGCTTGTACCATGCGAGGAAGTCCTTGAGACCGGACACTTCCATGGCCTTGTTTGCCTTCTTGCGGTCTACCCGCACACGGGCGATAGGGCGCGTGTCCTCGCTGGCGTGGGTCAGCCTGCCCTCTGCGTCAAGGCGCACCTGGGCCCCGGGCTTATAGTAAGCATCGCCGGAACGAAGGGCCTTGCACTCCCCGCTTATGCCGGCGCCCCGAGGCATGAAGCGATCGGCGAAGGCCGCGGTGCTCTGGCTCTCGTAGTTGAGGTCCAGCGTGCATGTGTTGTCGGGGTGCCACTGCACCACCTCAGTGCTGTGATAGATGAAGCAGATCGTGCCGTCGTGGCTCTTTGACAGCCCGGTGAAGTGGGCGCTGTGGCGGGGCATGGCATGTGTGCCCGAGCGACCGTAGGTGTTCTTGCGCAGCTTGGCCTTGTCGAACAGGGCTGCTGCCTCTGCGTAGGTGTTGAGGCGTCTGACGCCGGGCATTTGAAGTCTCATGGTTTTAGTCCTTCCTTGGTTGCACTTAGTCGGGATGACTAAGTCAGTTGTGGTTGTAGCGGCCATAGCCGAGGCCGAGGCCGTAGCCGTAGCGGGATTTCGACCACACCAGCGGGCGGGCGAAGAGCCAGATCATGTCACTGATCCTTTCTTTGGCACGAGTAGTGCTAGGCCCCGCACACCCTTGCGCCACCGGCTGTCCACTGTTGAGTACGGCAAGCCGTATTCTCGGACAGCATCTGTCAGGGCCAATCGGCGGTCGGGCAGGTAGACCCACCGGGTCTGGCGACGGTTGTTCAGTTGCTCAGTCATGGTGACCCAGCGCACGTTACCGGGCTCGTAGCCCCGCTCGTTATCAATCCGGTCCAGTGTACTGTGCCGATCTTGGGTAGGTGCGGGACCGATGTGGGCGTAGAACAAGGCAAAGTCCGCCTCCCACGCGGGGAGCATGGCTATGCCGCGCCCCCCATAGTTGTGGTATTTAGGGTTCTTTGGGTTGTTGCATCGCTGCTTTGCAGCAATCCACGCAACCCATTCTTTGCCGTGGGCCAGACCATGCCTAGCCCTACGGCGATTGCTTTCGGCGACGCCGCACTTTACCGAACAGGAGATAGCCCCTGTCCGCAAGTGGCTGCCGGTCTTTATGCAGATGTTCCCACAGTCGCATTGGCATTCCCACCGAGCTTGCCCGTCGTGGCTACTGTCCACTTGTCTAGTTACAAGTAACTTTCCTTGGCGTATTCCAGCCCACTGAACTAGGTTGCCCACTTAGGTTTCTCCCCTGCTATTGATCCGCCCCGAAGAGGTAGGCATGGGCCTGAACCCAGCGAGTGAAGCTCTTGTTAAGCAGCACTACGGACTGCTTGGCATACTTCGGGGAGCGAACACCGTTCGCAAACAGACCTTGCGCTTCCGCGTCTAACTTGTCAACGTAAATCATCCAGTTGTCCACCCAATCTGCTTCCATGGTTGACAGCGCCCGGTATACTACCATGCACGTGGCAGCGGCCGAGGTGGGCACCTTGGCGTTGGCCGGGTCGTTCTTGATCGAGGCATGGCTGGGCAGGTCGTTGGCCAGCCTTACGAAGGCCATCAGGTCCATCGCTGCCCGGTCCCCGAGGGTGCCCATCAGGGCGGCAGTCAGGGTCATGTCGTCCACCTTGCCCATGGTGGCCTTGATGATGTTGCTGGCCTTCTCCAGCGAACGCCCGGTCACGAACGCCTTGCGGCTCGGGTCACGTGGGTGGAAGATGTAGGGGTTCTGGTCTGGCTCCTTGACTTCCTCGAAGGACTGGAACAGCTGCGGGTTGTCGCGCACCCAGCCCAGCAACGTGTGGTCCACGCCGTTGGAGATACCCCACTCCAGCCACTCCATGTGGCTCGGCTTGCGCACGGTCAGCACCGAGATGCGGTTCCACTGGTGGGGCAGCAGCATATCCCCAACGCCTTCGGCGCCGAGGTTGGTGGTGGCAAACACAATGCTGTCTGGATGCATCGTGTACCCTGCCATCTTGCGCTCGTAGAGGATGCGGGTCAGTGCGTTCTTCACCGAGGGGTTGGCTTTGCCAAGCTCGTCGATCATCAAGATGATGGGCTGGTCGCACAGGTGCATGCCAAGCTCCTCGTTGGTGGCAAACCGCACGAAGGGTGCGCCGCCCGATGCCTCGGCGAGGTTGGGGATCATGATGTCCCCGAGGTCCTTGGTTGTGCAGTCAAAGTAGACTGGCAGGTGGTTGGGCAGGCTCTTGCCGAGCTGGCCCAGCAGGGCTGACTTGCCGATGCCAATACCGCCTTGCAGCAGGTAGGTCACCGTGTTGCCCGAGGCCTCGATGAGTGCTGCGCACTGGTCAAGGCTCACGTCGTAGATTGCGTTTGCTCGTGTCATTGTGTGTATTCCTTTGGTTGAACTTAGTCGGGATGACTAAGTTAGTTGTCGCCGTAGCCATCGCCGTAGCCGTTGCCGAAGCCGAAGCCGTAGCCGTAGCCGTCGCCGTTGCCGTTGCCGTAGCCGAAGCCGTGGCCGTAGCCGTTGCCGAAGCCGTTGCCGAAGCCGTAGCCGTCGCCGTCGCCGTAGCGGGACCCCGCCCACACCAGCGGGCGGAGAAAGCCCCAGATCATTGGCCACCTCCGTTCCCGTTTCCATAGCCGTCGCCGTCGCCGAAGCCGTAGCCGTAGCCATCGCCGTTGCCGAAGCCATCGCCGTTGCCGTTGCCGAAGCCGTAGCCGAAGCCGTTGCCGAAGCCGTTGCCGAAGCCGTAGCCGTCGCCGGAGCCGTCGCCGGAGCCGTTGCCGAAGCCGTAGCCGCTACCGTAGCGGAACTTCGACCACACCAGCGGGCGGAGAAAGCCCCAGATCATTATGCCAGTGCTTCGATCCATGCTGCGCTCTCATTCACAGGCAGGGCAAAGATGATGTGGATATTCGGCACCAAGATGAGAGGCGCCTTGGCGTCCAGCACGGTGTCTTTGGTCGGGCCGTCAAAGAGCTGGTTCAGCCCGTGTGCAGTGCCCCACTTGCGGATGGTGCGGGCATCGTAGAGTTCCACGAAGCCGTCGTTGCCACCCCGTGCCCGGCCGACCATAACGTGGCCAGCAGTGATTACGAGGATCGCGAGAGTTGGTGTTCCAAAGTTCATGGTAGTCTCCATAGGTTGTTGTAACTTAGTCGGAATGACTAAGTCAGTTGTAGCCGTCGCCGTAGCCGTCGCCGTCACCGTTGCCATAGTTGTAGCCGTCGCCAGTGCCGTCACCGTTGCCATAGTTGTAGCCGTCGCCGTCACCGTTGCCATAGTTGTAGCCGTCGCCAGTGCCGTCACCGTTGCCATAGTTGTAGCCGTAGCCGTCGCCGTCACCGTTGCCATAGCCGTCGCCATTGCCGAAGCTGGACTTCGACCACACCAGCGGGCGGAGAAAGCCCCAGATCATTTCAGTCTGGCGTGCATCACCTGCCACTCCTCCGGCCACAGCAGGGTCGGCACATCCTTCAGTGCGAAGACTTGCGGCTCTCCGTCCTCCACACGGATGCTGTATGTGGCACGGAGCCAAGGCTTGTGGTTGTGATAGGAGCCGCTGCCTGTCTCCGTGATCTGCATGGTGATCTTACCCTTGATCGACTTAGGCGGCATGCCTAAGAGGGTGGCGATCATGAACAGCTTCTTAAACTCTATGAAGGTTGCGATCTGCTCGTGCAGGTTGGCGATTGCTTTGTCGATGATGTCGATCATAGCATCATCGCCCCAACAAGGGCGATCACCCCCAAGAGGGCAACCAGCACGATGGTGGCAGCCGCCAAGGCGTCACGCTGGTTGCCCGCAGGCTTCGCGGTCACTGATGCCAATTGTGCTACGATGCGGGCCCGTGCGGCGATGCGGGCGTCCGCTGCGGCCTTGTCGAGGATAGCCTCGATCGCCACGTCGATGTCAGATTTCGTTGTCATCATCGTCTCCTTCGTTGTTGTCTGGAAAGTACACCCACACCCAAGCGGATATGTAGATGCCCGGGTCCTCGCCGGGCGAGAGCAGCACCTCGTCGTCAAGCTCCACCTCGCCGTCCACGTGGTGTTGGTACCGCGCCATTTGGATAGCCTCGGCGTACTCGATCTGGTGGGCGTCGTGCTGGGCGAGCCAATCTCTGGCGGCGCTGACTGCTTTCATCAAGTCGTCGGCATCTGATGCTACCGTGATGTTGCGCAGGATTTGCAGGACCATCATCGTCTTCTCCTTTGTTGTTTAACTTAGTCGTTGTGACCGAGTGGTTTTCCATGGGGCTTTGCCCGCGATCACGCGGCGGACTGCAGCGGCCGCTTGTGCCGGGCTGCACGGGTCTGGGGCCAGCACGGCGTCGAACAGCGGATGCCCCTTGTGCACCGCCATTTCGCTCTCGTGCAGATTGCGGCTGAGGCCGAGGAACCCCAAGGCGGCGTCTCTTGTGGCTGCCCAGTCGCCTTCCGTGTCCTTCAGCAAGGCCTGCTGCCGCTTGAGGGATGGGAAAATCTCCCCCGGCTCTGCGACAGACATGAGGTGTGCGGCCCCTGCGATGCAGCAAACGGTGCCACAGTCAGGCTTCAGCATCTCGTCCGTGCGCCGCAACAGGCTGCCCAAGGTGCTGCAATCGCCGGTGGCGTCGGCCACTCCGTCGTCCGTGGCGGCGCAGATACCCAGCTCCATGTTGAAATAGGCATGTGGTGCGCCGGCCTCGAGCCACTCGGCGAGCTGTGTCAGGTGTGGGATATGCATCGTCTTGTTCCTTTCTTGGTTGACTTAGTCGTTGTGACTAAGTGGTGTAAGTATGGGCCTCGGGCCGCCCAGCTTCTTGGTCAGCAGCCCACTTGTCATGCAGGTCGTTGTGCTGGACGAGTGCAGTGGCCTCGTCAGGGGCTTCCTGCCAGACATAGGCGTCGGCGTCGTCCACAATTGCCCGGCCAGCAGGCGTGGCGAAGGTTGCCTCAGTCATGCAGGCTGGCTCGAAGGCGTTGTCGCTGTGTTCGTAGGTGCAGTATCTTGGCATTGTCTTGTTCCTTTCTCGGTTGACTTAGTCGTTGGGACTAAGAGTGAAAGCCAAAGTGGCCATTGCTCTCGTCGGCTCTGGCGGAGTCTGGGTGCCACACGGCACAGATCTGGTAAGCGATCGGCCCCAGCGGGTCTGCACGATAGGTAGCTGTGATTTCGAGGCTGTCGGCGGACGCATGACCAATCAACTCAGCATAAGCATACTGAGCGGAGCTGCTGGCCCACTGGGACAGATAGCCAATGGCTTGGTGCATGTCGTCGCGTCCAGTAACAGACTCAATCTTTGTGAGGGTGTCCGGCTCGATGTTCAGATGCGTGGTTCTCATTTGGTTGGTTCCTTCTGTTGTTGACTTAGTTGTTGTGACTAAGCAGGGCGTGCGTCGCCCTGCGGGATCGGTGCAGCGAGGGCCTGCATGATGGCAAGGTAGTGCTCATCCACGATGGTGTGGCACAGTTGCTCCTTCTGCTCCTTCGACAGGCCCTTGAGGTGCTTCAGGTGCTTGGCCTTTTGCTTATCGAACACAGCTCGGGCGTCGGCGAGATCCTCTTCTGTATGACGCCACGGCAACGGGGTGCACCACTGGGTGTGCAACGGGGTGTGCCACACCATCGTGTGGTGCAGTTGTTCCCTCGACATGCGCTTGAGGCGCTTGAGATGCTTGGCCTTTTGCTCCTCGAACACAGCTCGGGCGTCGGCGAGATCCTCTTCTGTATGACGCTGGGGGAAGATCAGCGTGCAGCGCGCGTTTTCGTACCGTGCGGCGGCGGCGGCCTTGCGGACTTTGGGCATCGTCTTGTTCCTTTCGGTTGACTTAGTTGTTGTGACTAAGCGCTTGTTGCAAACATAACTGTCACGTCGTGGCAATCGCACGGCAGGACACCGTATTCGGCGGCGTCATGGTAACGTGCGAAGTGAGACTGCTCGGCGGCATCGGCGTAGGTCAGCGGGCCAAACTCCATCACCATGTCTGTTTCCCAGCGGGTGAAGGCGCGTGCCTCATTGTCGTCGAGGCCTGTCGTGTCGCCGTTGATGCACGCAGGCAGCCAGTGGGTCGGCAGTGCGAGGGTGAGTCGGTCGAATGTCATGGTGTGGTTCCTTCTGTTGTTAGATTTGAAAATCAGCGACGACGCCGTTTTTTTGGCACTGGGGGCAGATGCAGCTTGCATACTCATCCCAGTCGCTGTCCCAGTTGGGCAGTTTCTTGTCGTCTGTATCGAAGCCATCGGCGTCGTACCTGCCCCACACACTAGCAGTGATGTGGAAGGCCTTGTTCTGGCCACAGTTGGGGCACTTCATGTCTTCCAGCATAGTGCGGTTCCTTTCGGTTGACTTAGTTGTTGTGACTAAGCAGGGCGGTGTCGCCCCGCTGCGTTGTTTCCTTGAACGTCTGCCTTGTGTGTTCCTTGGCCTGTTGTCAGCAGGCATGACTTGACGGCTCTGTCGGTGTCGTGGGGTTTTAGTGGCTATCGCTTGGCCGTGCGTCATGCACGGGGGTCTGGAGGCTTCTTAGGCAGGTTCGGCGTCGCTTCACAGCGGGGCTTACTTCTCCGATAGCATACACCCTCTTGTCCGAGAGACGTATGGCAGATCATCTAGCATCATCGAGGCATTGTTTCCGGCTATGCCATCTCTGGCGTAGCCAGATAACTTAGTCGGGGGGACTAAGTGCCTCTAGCGTTTGGTTATGGTCCACGTGCCATGCAGGGCAGGCGGCTGATAAAGAGCTGGCAAGCGCCTCACGACGCGGCCACTTAGTCGCAAGGACTAAGCACGAAGCGGCACCAACTGCATCTGGGCCGCTTCGTACTATTAGAATATCATGGTGGCACCTCATATCAAGCAGTTTGTTCTAGAAGTGGGCATGTTTGTTTAGGAAGGTTTCGTGGTTTCTGATGGTGGGAGATGGCACACTTTTGTTAATGCTATGCTGTGTCTGTCGGTTTAGTGGTGGGAGGTGGCGGGGTGTGAGAACTGGCATTGGTGGGCAGTGTTGGGGAGTGTGAGGTTTGTGGGGGGCTTAGTCGTCGGGACTAAGTGGCAATGGATGGTATGAAAACAGAACTGCTACCCTGTGTCTGTCGGTTTAGACGTATATGGTGGTATGGGAACAGAACTGCTACCCTGTGTCCCAAAGTTTGGTGGTGTATGGTGGTTTATGCATGTATCTGCTGAGGGTTTTTCGGCGGTTTCGGATGGGGTCGGTATATGGTAGCATATGGTTGTAAGGGGTGGTATATGGGTAATGTTCTTATTGTCTTAGTAATGTTCTTAAAAATATATATATATAACAATGTCTTGCGGGAATGTAACAATGTTCCTGCTTGAAGGGTACTCAGCTACATTTTTTTGTGTTGTGCACGGAACATTGGTAAAACGGACCGCTTTTGCCAGAATCGCGTTTTCTAAATCCTACCCTACCCTTCAAAACGCGGAACATTACAACATTACTGCAATATCAATGACTTAGGGGGAACATTGGGTCGGAACATTACAAACTGGCAAAATCGCTAAGTCATTGATATATAACGAATTGCAATGTTCCTGCAAAAGGCCAACTTCACTATAACTCACAGTCCCAGAGAGTTTAGTTATATAATATCTATTGACAAAAATACGCAGACTGTGACAAGTAGTGAAGTTGGCCGATTTTGGCCAAATCTGGAACATTACAAAAAGGGGCTAAAAATGGCTACTGAGCGAGACCTCGACCGCGCGCAGGCAATCCACAATTACGGTAGAAACTGCTACTTTTGTGCAGCTGGCCCTCTGGAGCGACGCGCTTTATTCCTGAAACCCCTCGGGCCCAACAACACCAACGTGCCTATGTGCAAAACGTGTTGCCATGCCGTCGATACAGGCGTGTCGCTGCGTCCCATCCTGCTCGCGCACTTGAAGCGTGGTCGTGCACTTGAAGCTGTCGCCAGTCTGCGCCTGACCGAATACGGCTGGGCCACACCGCGCAGACCCGAGCACCTACTTAGTCACGAGGACTAAGTCCCGCCCCGGCCAAAGCCGCGGGGTTCCGAAGTCCCGTCGCTGTTGGAGAACTGGCTTCCGTTTTGAAAGGACACAACATGGCTACTCAGAGAGATATTGACCGCGGGCTTGCGCAGCGCAGGTATGGCAAAAGCTGCTACTGTTGCGGGAAAGGCCCGCTGTCGGGGCACGGACTGTTCTTGGCGCCTATTGGCTACACCGAGTACGCAAACACTGCCCACCCGCTTGCCCCCGTGTGCGCCTCGTGCCGCACAGCGCTCAAAACTGTCCCGACCCTCCGCCACATTGAGAACCTGCGTAGGGACCTGCGTAAGTGTCTGGTGACCACGCGGCGCTGGGCGGACGAGATCCACGGACTGGACTTTGCTTACCTCAGTGAGAACTGACCCGCTTAGTCACGAGGACTAAGTCCCGCCCCGGCCAAAGCCGCGGGGTTCCGAAGTCCCGTCGCTGCTGGAGAACTGGTTTCTGGCCCGCTTAGTCACGAGGACTAAGTCCCGCCCCGGCCAAAGCCGCGGGGTTCCGAAGTCCCGTCGCTGTTGGAGAACTGGTTTCCGAAAGGAAAGCACAAAAAAGCCCCCGAACCTTGCGGCGCGGGGGTAAACGGCGGGCACAAAAAAAACCCCGTAACCTTGCGGCTACGGGGTTGATCTAGATTACTTGATATCGGCGGGGTTCTGTTTCGCCGTCTGGCCCTTCACAGGCGCGGGACTCTTGCTAGCCTTTACTTTTGTTGCAAGGGGCTTGGGCTTCCGGTCAATCTTGGCGCTTGCCTTGTCAGCGGCCAGAACCGCGTCATAGGCGGCAAGGCACAACCGCGCCAAGTTTTGTTTTTCCTTCACAGGTGACAAGGCAAGCAAGGCAAGCTCGCAAAGACGCAAGTAAGCGGGCGCATCGACGTGGGGCGGTATCTGTTCGCCCTTGCCATTAGTCGCGGCAAGTGCCGTTGCCATTGCTTTCATTGGCGCACCCATTGCGTCGATAGCGCGTTGATCAATTGGCGCTTTGCGATTTGGGGCTTTCGTTCCATCCGCCGCGATAGGCGCGGCATTGTCCGCTTTGGTTTGCGCGATTGCTTTGGCAATCCGGTCCGTGATGCGACCGAACACCTTTCCCTTTTGCATCTGCCAATAGAGCCGCGTATTGCTTGCCATGCCTTTCTTGGGCGCGCCGATCATATCCTTTGCGCCCTTGCCATTGTTCACCTTATCGGTGAACACCTTACCCCAAGCCTCCACGACCGCCGCGTCCTTCAAGATGATATAGGCGTTCCTTTCCTCTACACTTGCATCCTTGTCGCGTGATGTAGCAGTAAGGCAACGGGCAGACCCGAACGTGGCCACGGCGGCATCGTGTACGGCCATTGCCGCTGCCATTGCAATCACGCTGGCCGTTGCTTCCCTATCCAAGGCACGAATGGCCAAGGGGATAGTGGACAAGATAAGGTCTAGATTCGGGCGGGGGCTATTTGTTTCGATTTTCATTGTGTAGTCTACTTTCTGTTAAGGTTATATGGCAGGCTTTCCCTGTCCACATCTTACTTATAGGACAGAGTAGAACCAATAACAATAGACTTAGACCCAAGGACTAAGGGAACGGGGCTGTTTTGTGGGGCTGGACGGCGCGACCCCACCTAGGGGGCAGGCCCGGTATTGGAGGGTGGCGGCGGCGCGGCTATATATTACTATTCCAGACGAACCATTCTGAGTTTCGCTGCGTTGCAGCATAAATACACCCCGTTGACCATAACGGCCAATAGTTACATTTTTTAACTTGTTTTCAAGGGCTTGGGGTGGTGACCTCTTCCCCGCGTTGCAGCATAAATACCATGTTGATTGTCGGCGCACTTATCGGAGCGGGGTTGGGCTATCTTTTTGGCATGGTCGTGATTGCCATTGATGATAATTCAGCGTGGGTAGGTGCATTCCCTGCGGGGTTCGTCCTCATAGGCACAGTGATCGGGGCTGCAGTGGGCGCTTCGGGCTGAGAGACCCCCACCCCCATTTATTTTTCCAGCCCTTACCCCGCCAACAAAACGCCCCCCACCCCTATTTATTTAGGGACTCCCCTTTTCTATCAAGGGGGGCTATATTGTGTCAGGAGGCGCTCCTGATGACCATATACCTGTCGCCCGAGGTGAACATAGACATGCCAGACAACGATGAGTTTGATCGGTTCGTGCCGACATTGAAGGCTGCTGCGGCCACGGCCCGGCTACTCGCTGAGGCAGGACTTTCCTTCGCCCCCACAGATGCAGACTTGGACTATGCAGCGGGGATCACGCGAACGGCGGCACAGGCACCGGGCGAGCTGATGACGAAAGCTGCGTCTCTCGGGCTGCTGAAACAGACCCCAGCCGCGCTCCTGCTCACAGAGTCTATCCTTGAGGAGTTTGGACACAGGGTCGTGCAGGAAGCCGAGCAGGTGCGGAACCTCGTTACCAACAAGCTGGTGATCGAGACAGAGAACCCGGACCCCCGGGTTCGCATCCGTGCCTTGGAACTGTTGGGCAAGATCGGCGACGTGGGCTTGTTCAACGAGAAGCGCGAGGTCGTCGTCACCCACCAGACCGTGGACGACGTGAAGGACCGCCTGCGCGCCAAGCTAGAGAAGCTGCTGCTTGTGCAGGACGCGGAGTTCATCGACGAGGAGCCCGAAGCAGAGGAGGACGATGATGAGTGATGTGATCCCGTCCCCCTCGAAAGTTGTGCCTGATACCATATGGGTGTGCGGCTGTGGCTGCTGCAGCTTCGCACTGCTTGACGGAGGCCGTACCACGTGCAGTGCGTGCGGGGGTGACACTGCTGGCTCAGCCGCAGGAGGCTGGTTCGTGCCACCATCACCGGGCTTGGTATGGGGAGGGAATACCCCTGTAACACACGTCACGGGCAACGGGTCGCCTGAGTTCGCCCGGCGGCGGATGACGCGCTTCGCAAACGAGGAGGATGTGGCGGGAATCATCATCATCCGGGACTCAGGCCAGCTCCACACATGGACCGCTGTGGACACCAACGAGGGCGTGCAGTGGTTGCAGGAGCGGATAAAGGACGCTGCGGGACTAATCACGGAAGACGCCGTAGATGAGTGATGTTGGGTTCACTGAGGCCGAGCTGCGGGCACTGCTGGCAAACATTGACCAGCTGACGAGCGACGAGGCGGCGGAGGTGGAGGACATGCTCTCGGACCTGCAGGAGCGCTCCGCGCGGCAGGGAGCCTATGACGACCTGATCGCGTTCTGTAAGTACATGCAGCCTGACTACAAGGTGGGCCGACACCACCGCATCCTCGCGGATCAGCTGATGGCGTTGGACAACGGGGCCAAGGATCGGGTGGCGGTCAACATGCCGCCGCGGCACGGCAAGAGCCAGCTTGTCTCTATATACTACCCCGCGTGGTATATTGGGCGTAACCCCGGCAAGAAGGTCATGATGGTGTCGCACACCTCCGATCTGGCTGTGGACTTCGGCCGCAAGGTGCGGAACCTGATGAACGACACACGGTATCAGGAGATATTTGCGGGGATCACCCTCGCTCAGGACTCCAAGTCCGCCGGGCGGTGGAGCACGAACCACGGATCTGAGTATTACGCCACGGGTGTGGGCTCCAGCCTTGCCGGGCGGGGCGCGGACATGCTCATCATCGACGATCCTCACTCCGAGCAAGACGTGCTGGCAGGTAACTTTGAGGTGTTCGACAAGGCATATCAGTGGTTCACCTTCGGCGCGCGGACGCGCCTCATGCCCGGGGGCTGCGTGGCTCTCGTGCAGACACGCTGGCACCTCGACGACCTTACGGGGCGTGTTGTGCGGGACATGACCCAGAACGAGGACGCCGACCAGTATGAGGTGGTCGAGTTTCCAGCCATCATGGAGATCGAGCAGCCCGATAAGACGTTCAAGGAGAAGGCCCTGTGGCCCGCGTTCTTCGATCTGCCAGCCTTGCACCGCACAAAGGCCTCAATGCCTACGTTCCAGTGGAACGCCCAGTACCAGCAGGACCCGACGGCAGAAGGTTCAGCGCTCATCAAACGAGAGTGGTGGCGGATATGGACGGAAACAGAGCCCCCTGAGGTGGACTACGTCATCATGACGCTCGACGCTGCTGCGGAGCAAAAAGAGCGGGCCGACTATACCGCGATTACCGCGTGGGGCGTGTTTTTCCATGAGGAAGAGCGCACAAACAACCTTATATTGCTCGACGCTGTTCGTCGTCGGGTCGAATACCCCGAACTGAGGGCGCTGGCCACGGAGATGTACCACAAGTGGGAGCCAGATGCGTTCATCGTGGAGAAAAAGAGCTCCGGGGTGGCACTGTTTCAAGAACTGCGGCGCACAGGCATGATGCTGCAGGAGTTTACCCCCCACCGCGGGTCGGGTAACAAGTATGCCCGGATGCAGGCCGTGGCAGACATTGTGCTGGCGGGCATCGTCTGGGTGCCGACGACCCGTTGGGCCGAGGAGCTGGTGGAGGAGATCGCGAGTTTCCCGGTTGGCAGCCACGACGATCTCGCGGACGCAACTGTTCTGGCCCTGACAAGGTTCCGACAGGGCGGGTTCATCCGCTTGCCCACAGACGAGGAAGAGAACGAGGCCGAATATGTCCCAAAACGTGCAGCCTACTATTGAGATGCAGGAAGAATACACGAAGATGCGGAAACGGCGGCGGCAACTGCTCCAGAG